CCACATTTATCTATAATTCGAGACAGGATTAAAGAAATTTATGACACCCCCTATTCTAATAAATACCAATTAGAAAGGAAGATGCAAGGAGATTATTTGACAAATAAGTTATTAAACATACAAACGGTAAAAGTAGTGGGAAATAAACAGATGACACGACATTATTGGCTCTTCCCAATCTTAGTTAAAAATAGGGACCAGCTTTTAGATAAATTGAATCAAAACGGTTTTATAGCCACCAAAACAGCAACGACTTTTGGATATGTTGGTTTAGAGGAAGAAGAAAGTAACTGTTTCAAATTTAAAGAAGAAGTGGTATATCTACCGTGTTCTCCATATATTCCACGAATCAAAATAGATGAAATGGTAAAACTGATAAAAAACTTTAAATTTATTTAAATTAAATATTCGACTTGAAATGATGATATAAAAATAAAGTTGTGACATAAAAAATATTAAATATAAATATTTATCATTAAATTATATTTAATAATATATAATTATAACTATTAGGTATTTATTTTTTAATAATAAAAAATAGTAAAAATATAGTAGATGTCTAGTAAAAAGAATCCAATTGAAGAAATATACAAGTGCAGCATATTGAGGCGATATGAAGGCGTAACTGGTGGAGTACCTACATATATTTTCGTTTTTTATGGAGAGCCGGAAACTGAACTAGCTCCATCATCGGAAATGTCGTCGGAAATTTTAACGCGACTTTATAATGCTTATATCGAGGATGGATCTAATTCGAAACTGTTTGAACACATTTTTAGCAAAATGGAACTAAAAAATATTGCGACGTATGACATTCAAGTATACATGATTCCTTTCAAGGTGTATTCAGATGATTCGATCGATGTTGTCAAACGGAAAATTATGCTGGCTATAAAGAGTATAATTACTGCTGCTGCTACTGCTGCTACTACTGATCCAAAGCTGTCGGATTACGCGTATGACGAAATGTACTTGTTTTCAAAAACTCCCGTAACATTTGATTCAAACGAAGTGTATCATAAAATGACAGAACTAGCGCTAACAAAAGATAATCGAGAGCGCGATACAAAAGCCGAACTAGATTTTCTTAAAACGCATGTAATGGGATACAGTTCTTCCAACGGAGAACCGGTCGATGTTGGCGGAGTTGAAAACATTTTATCAAGTTTAAAGGCGCTGAACGCTAGAGAAATGTTCAAAGATGTCCCAATTGGACAGAGCATCCCTTCAAACGCGTATGTGAATCCATTTTTCTTTGCATTTGAAGAAGGTGCTGCTAATACGGAGACGGAACTTTCAAAAATAAAATCAAAAATAAACGGTTTAGATTTGCTGTTAAATACAAGAAATATCGTTCACAATACATTATTTGCGTGTTTTGCGAGAGATGTCGTCGGGTCAGAACCGGATGCAACGGATGCAACGGCATTGATCGATGCGAACCGTAATAACGTAATTTTTAAAACATATTATCCGTTACTGTATGCAGGCGATCTGGAATCCGAGTCGACAAAAATCAGGTTGCGCGAGAAAACGGACGAACTCATAGAGTCGAGCGAATTTAAAACAAATGTAAAACAAATACAGCTGTTTTATGACATTTTTGAACAATCGACGAAACCCAAACTCAAGAGCGAGGAAGCGGGAATTATTGAAGTCGACATTGAATTGTTGCCGGAAAGCGATTTTAATTTTCCCTTGGAACTGCTTTTTAAACTGTTTCATGCAACAGAACAGTGCCAGCTCATCAAATATAATCCGCAATTTCAGGACGCAATTTTGAGAATGTATACGAAAAATCATACGAAAAGCGGTAAAAAAATTCCATATTTTATCATTCAGCATCAATCCGAATCAAATAAGATATACGACGTTTACATGAAGATGAAAAGAAAGGAACAGCATCCGAGTCCGAAGATGAATACAAACATGAATACGCGTGTAAGTATTTACATTAATTACGATAAAATGGAGAGACAATACGGTGTAAGAAACGGCGAAAATATTGTTTTTGTTTGCGATTTTGATGATCGCGGTCACGTTTTCATTCACGCATCGTTTAAAAATGCGTATAGTGAAGACGCGGTCGATGAAATGATTCGCGCCGCAGTGTCTCCGCACATACGGTCAATCGTTGATTTTTTACAGCAAAATGGATACAAGATGCGCGATTTTTATTCCATGTATGATGAAAACGTCGTGATACAAAACATGAAATATTTGCTGATATCCAAGCTGAATAATACAGAACCGTTAGTTTGGACGCGTTTTTACGGGTGCATGTCCAGCGTTCTAAAAGTAATCGAGAACAATTGGAATTCCGATGAAAAGGGTGTGAGTATGCAGTACATACGCGTTCCGAATTTCGACGAAGCAATTTTGCGAGTGGGTTACATTGAACTGCTTTATAATCTCGGATTTCGAGAGAAAAGACAAGTCGTTGACCTGCTCGCTAAAAATTTACTCGTTTCGAAAAAAACGGCCGAGAAAAGTTACGAAGAATTTAAAACCAATTTTGAAGGAAAATACAGTAAAGTATTGCAAAAAAAACAAATGCCTAAGAAAATATACGTTAGAAAATTGCCCGGTTTCAAAGTACACATGATGAAAAGTTTGGGTGACAAGAATAATAAAATAACGATAAAGGTGTCGGGTATTAACAACATATATACCCTCAATCCGATTCGAATATATCTTGATTCGCTGCTCCACATTTTCGGAAACGATGAAAAGTATATGCCTGTTCAACTGGTAAAACAACTGTGCGATATAACGTCTTCTTCTGTAACGAAACCTGCAATCTCTATAAAAAAAACGGCAGTTCCAGTAGCAGTTCCAGCAGTTCCAGTACAAGTAGAACAAGAAAAGGCGGTGCCAATTCCTGTGATAAAAGAACCAGAACCAGAACCAGAAATACCGGTTGAGGTAGAGAAGGAAGAACAGGCAGAAGAAAAAGAAGAAGAAGAAATTGGAGATTTTGGATTATTGGAACCGCCAAAATTAGAAGAACAACAACAACAACAACAACAAGAAGAGGAACAACAACAACAACAAGAACAACAACAACAAGAAGAGGAACAACAACAAGAACAACAACAACAACAACAAGAAGAGGAAGAAGAAGAAATTGGAGATTTTGGATTATTGGGCGGCGCTGAATCAGAATACGAAGACGAAGACGAAGACGAAGACGAAGAAGAGGACGAAGCAGATTTTATTGGCGGTGCATTCGAGTCCAATCCGGTGTATAAAAGGTTAAAAAATATGGAACCGTCACTATTTAAAGAAACTGCCGGGTATGCTACGAAATGCGGATGGAGCGCAAGACGACAGCCCATTATTTTGACAAAAGAAGAACTGGATAAAATTAATACGTATGACAAGGAAGTCGGTCAGCCATCATATTACGGCATTCCTTTAGAATACGACAGTCAAGATGAAGAAGCCGGCAGCAACGGTGAAGGCAATGAAAAAAATAAACACTATTACATTTGTCCGAGATACTGGAATGTGCCAGAAGAGAGATCGGTGTCTCAGAAAGAAATCGACGACAATAAACTTCAAGCACACATTGTCACAAAAGAAGAAGATTATAATCCGAACAATAAAGAAAAATACATTATTGATTTAACTTCTCCTCTCGAACATTTTAAAACCGGAAAGTATACGCCGTATTTACCAGGATTTCTCAAAACTCTCAAAACCAAATCCGGAAAATGTTTGCCTTGTTGTTTTACGGGAGTGAAAGATAAAGACAGCGATGATTTTAAAGATTACCGCGTTTTTGAAAAGGAACAAGAAGTAATCAACCAGTGCAAAAAAGGAAAAGGAATTGAGAAACAGCCAAAACAACCGAAACAACCAACAAAAGCTGCGCAAAAACAGAAAGGAGAGAAAGAAGGATTAAAAGAAGAAGAGCAACAACGGCAAGAGCAAGAGCAACGGCAAGAGCAACGGCAAGAGCAACGACAAGAGCAACAAGAGCAACAAGAGCAACAAGAAAGAGAGCAACAAGAAGAAACCATGAAAGAAAAGAAAAAAAAATCAAAAACAAATGTGTATGTCTCAAAACCCGATTCCGCATTTCCTCTTCAACAAAATAATCTCGGATTTTTGCCGCTTTCTCTCCAGCTTTTCTTGTTTGAAGATGAAAATTATAGCAAGAAATGCAAATCCACAAAGGGCGACATGCTCGTCGAAAATGAAATATGCGTATTGCGCGCAGGGGTTCTCGAAAGTAAAGATTCAAATTACAATCAGTGTTTTATTTCTTGCATTGCCAACATATACAATTCTCTAACCAATAGTTCATTCACAGCGAACGAGTTTAAGCATCGCATATTCATTCCGAAGCTTTCTCTCGACCGATTTGTTTTGTATCAAAATGGATCACTCGTCGAAACATTTAAAAAATTCGAATACATTGAAAAGGACCATTTGTTCAAATATCGCGACACCAAATTGTTCAAACAAATATTCGGAAACGGTAACGGGAACCAAGACACCGATTTTGACGATGATGAAGACAATAAAATCGTATTTTTCAAGACGCTCATCATGTCATACGAAAACTTTTTAAACTATTTATCAAACGATGAAGTCGTCATCGATTACACGTATTTATGGGACTACGTTATGGATTCGGTATTGTGGTCCGGTTTCATAGAAAAAGAAGAAAAGCGTCAACTGCCTATAAGCAAGCACGGAATAAATTTAATTATTCTAGAACTCTCCGATAAAAAAGAAGAAGTCAGCATTCTGTGTCCCACCAATCATTATTCCGCGTCAACATTTGATTCAAATAAAAAAAATATAATTATTGTAAAATTTGAAGGTTATTATGAACCGCTTTACACTTATTTGTACACATCAAAACGCGACATTGTAAGCACCGTTTTATTTTCATCCGTAAATTATTCCGCAATCGATCCCTCGCTCAAAGGCGCTCTCGTAAAAATACAAACATACTTTCAGACCACATGCAAACCTGCTCAACTTGTAAAATCAATTATTCAAAATAAATCGTTTGATGAAGTCGTTAAAATTCTGAAAAGCAAAGAAACGTCTCAAACCAAGTTTCACGATATCAAACAAATTGTGGAGTTTTCGGGAAAAGTCATCGGAATGCAATTTACCTACAGTATTACGCGGAATGAAGTGACCCAACAACTTGTCGGAAACATTCTTTGTAATCCTTCCGGTCTAAACCCGGAGCCAAATTATGAGCTGCTATTTGTAAACCAAGTCCCAACAGTTTGGAAAACATACAAACATACAAAAGATTTCGCACTTCTCGTGCAAAAAAAAACAAACGGCGAAATTCCGTGCGCATTTAAATTCAAGGTCGTAGAAGGCGAACGTGTAATCGGTTTTATCACGGAAACCAACCAGTTTATGCCGATTAGCGAACCGGTTCCATTCAAAGATGACGATGAATTAAAACGCGTCGAACTAGGTAACAGTGCAAGCATTGATGCATCCATTCTTCCGCAAATAAGCAGAACCGGATTTGTTTTCAAGAGGGATGAAGAGAGAACCGATGATGTTGAAAAAATACGTCTCGAAACTAATTTTTATAACGCTTTTCGCAACATTATTCGAATTCACTTGAACCGTTTTGAAATGATGGAAGCGCGCAACGCAATTGAAATGCTCTTTCATAGTCGTATGACGTCTTCATCGTCTGAAGAACAGCGTTTCAACATCGATCAGCAGTATAAACTCTATCTTAAAAAGCTCGAACAGATGAAAAAACTGCTACAAATGTTGGGACAACGCACCATCCAATTCGTCGAAATGAGCCCGTCTGTTCTGAAAAACATTTACGAACAAAACTCGGCTCTCAGTTGTGTTACCGAACGCAGCTCATCGTGCAACAAATACGCCTACTGTTTTTCTGTTGAAACTGCTGCTTCAGAATACGCTTCGGAAACAGATGGTTGCGGGCTTTACATTCCCAAACGCAACTTGGTTGACGGTTCAAATAATGAGAATAATTATTACGTCCGACTTGCCGACGAGATGCTGCGTTACAGGCGCATACGCGCATTCATGTTGTATCCAAACAAGTATTTGACATTCGACTCTATCAGCTATAATTTGAAAGAAAATGAAATGCTGCTACTGGATACCGACTTGGCAAGTTACATTTCTGAAAATAAACGCGCCATCGCTTCCAATGATTACATTGAATACAAGAGTTACTATACTAGCGAAGGCGAAGAATTCATCGACGATGAAGACGACAATGGCGGTGAAGAGGGCGCCGAATATGTGGACTAATAACCGAATTTGAATCAAAGAAAGATAAAAAAAATAAAATAAAAGTTTTAAGTTATTTTATTTTTTATTTCCATCATTTTTTACATATTATTCCATCATTTTTATACATGGATTGATTTAATCAATCAACAAGTCAAACACTAGTTAAAATCCCATATCATAATCCTCATCAACTGAACCAAGATTCGACCCCTGCACTTTATCCAGCGTGCTTTGTATCGTCAACTTGTTCTTGCTGCATGGGTTCAATGGATCCTCCGCCGCAATCTTATCCATAAACCCTTGCAACAGCGCTTCCTTCTCTTCTTCCACCGTCTTGTCCGCCGTCGCAATCTGTCCCATCTTCATAATTTGTCCCATATCCAGCATCACCTTGAATGCGCTCGTTCCAAAATACCCCTCTTGTCCGCACATTACATTCGCCGACACCCCGCGCATCTGGTCCAGCTCTGCATGTCGCGCCGCTTTCAGAAACATCTCCGGCGTCTCCTCAAACGACGCCTTTGCAATCGGTCCAATATCGTCATTATTAATTCCATGCCGAAATATTGACACCATTTCCGATTTGCACGTCATGCGGTCGCACAACAAACTAATGTGGTGGTGATTAATATACGTCGTATCAAACGCTTCATACAGCTCGTTAAACAGCGCCTGTCGCGCGGCTTCAATGCCAAGCACCCGATTAATCTCCTGAATGTCGTTGCTAATCGTTCGTCTCGCGTCAATATTCTGTAGTGATAAAATCTCCATGAAATTCGAGCCCACCGCGTCTAGAACCCACGTCTCCTTCTTTCGATACGTGTTGTTCTCCTTGGCAACCAAATCCACAACTTTTCGAGCAAGCACCATTCGAATGCCTTTAATCCCCCTCAAAATAATATTCTTCATCAGCGCATCCTGAAACGTCTTCAGCTGATAAATTTTATCCGTCTGGTCCAGCGTCTTCGGATCTTTTTCCTTCTTCTGAAAATCCAGCCGAATTCGAAACACCAAATTGTCGCTATTATAATCCGAATAAATACACGACACCTCGCTCCTGTCATTCTTCGAATACACCGCTTTAATCGCAAAATGCACGTCATCCATCGTAACCCGTTTCTCATACATGGCTTCACGATCCATCTCCATTCGTAGAATCCATTTTGACCGCTCCCGCTCACATTCCGTCTCGTCTTCGCCTCCAACATCCTTCAACATCCGCTGAAACTCCGCGTATTGCGCCAAAATTAACTGATCTGCAGTAATCTTCGTCTCATTCGGACTATCGCTCGGGTCAAAACAAATCTCCACACTCTTCACAATATCCTCCAGTCGCGTCAACTCGATAAATGGTATCATGTCCGCAGCCGCATCCTTGTTCGACTCGTCATTCGGGTTCAAATAAATGGTGGTCGAAGGATTCTTCGTATTCTCCGACAACGACAGCAGCTCCTCAATTCGCGGAAGACCACGAGTAACTTGTGACTTGGAAGCGTCTCCAGATAAATGAAATGTATTTAGCGTGAGCTGCGTTGTCGGTTCACCAATACTCTGAGCAGCAATCATACCAACCATTTCGCCCGGCGCCACAATTGCGCGCTTGTACATGAGAACCATCATTTCCGCCAATGCTACGAGCGCCTTGCGATTGAACCGTTTGACCATGAGCAAATCGCGCGGCGTCAGCGAGTAATAATACATCACCTTGAACAGTTCGGTGGGCGGAGCATATTCAAGATGTTCGAATCGCGCATACGTTTCTTCCAGAATAATAAATGTTTCCAGCGGTGTTACATCCACTTCCGAATTCTTATTGATTTTTTGCATTCCCGCAACATTCGCGACAATGTGTGAAAATGACAGCGGCAAATAAGCGTCCGTCGTATTCTTATTTTTGAATACTTTGACAACAATATCCTCTCGAATTTTCATGAGAAATTCGGTATACTTTTTGGATTTTTCGTCGCAAAGTTTCTGCTGCTTCTTCATACGACTGAATGCGGCTTTTGAAAAGATGGCTTTGAGTTCGCTGTTGGTCTCAGAGTCGCCGCTGACCGGGACGTAAAAGTGCGCATACAATTCGTCGGGCGTCATTCCAATGAAATTCATATTCGAGTGTTCGATTTTCACCGTGTCGATGCCGTCCTCTCCGTAACTAAATTGAACAATGCGATTCTTGTTGTTTCGGACCGTCATGTCATATTCCACCTTGATGTCTTCCATACCCTTGATCAAGCGGCGCTGAATATATCCTGTTTGCGAGGTGTCGCGCACTTGAAGCCCGTTTGCTAAACCAAAGTTCAATGTTTTAGGAATTGTCAAGTCGTACATCTTTGGGTGATTTGCCGGATCAACATGTTCAATTGAAATAATTTCATCAAGTATAGCGTCATTGATGGTTTTCACTTTGTCCAATTTAGTTGTCCAAACTATAGATTTCATTTTGTTATTTTTCTCAGGATGAAGGAGTGTAATTTGTTCAGCAAACTGTTGACCGTTATCATGACTTATAGTGAGAAGTGTATACCAAGCGGCACCATTATCTTCAATCGTAATGGTTGCGTGCACATTTAAACGAGAGCATAAGAATGCGACGTCTTCAATAAAACGATGATTCGTAGAAGTAAGTTCAATCGCCGAATCAGAAATGAATCCATGGTTTGAAAAGTATGCGGTCAAAATTCCTTTTACATATTCCTTATTTGCGACATATGCTTCGTTAGGTATTTTTTTTTCAATCGTGTTTCCAACTTTCAGTCCAGTTTCAAAATCGAGACAATTAGTTCCGTTATTATTGCCACCAGAATACTCGCAAATGTTCTTCGCAACCGGAACAAAGTCGCCAACCTTTACATCTTCTGTGTACTCTTCACGAAACTGATTTAGTTCTGTATTCCAAATGAGAAGTGACTTGTTTGCAGTGACGGTTACATAACGACCCGCTTTTGTTGAAATCTTGAATAATTTTTCACCAGGGTCATGTCGTGTTACTGCCGTGATGCTTTCCCATGATACGCGTCCTTCATAATCCATTGTTACAATTTTAACCGGGTGCGTTAATTCAAGATATTCCATATTTTGTTCTTCCATATGTTGAACTCTTGTCATGTTCATGTCAACATGTCCATCAATCCATTCGCCGATTTTAACATATTTTGGAACATCATTTTCAACAATAATTATCGGTGTTTCCCAGGTAACCGATTTAACGGCGGTATCAATCAAACCAACACGACCACCCATGGCGTGAAAGAATACTTCCGACGGCGTCAAGCCGGCAATAAACGAATTTTCAACAAATCCACGCGCACCAGGACTGTCATCATATTTCGAGTAATGCGGTAAAGTACGGCTGTCGAATCCGTATGGCACGCGCTTACCGTCGATGGTTTGCTGACCCACCAAACAAATCATTTGGGCAATATTCACTTTGCTGCCTTTAGAACCGGCATTCACCATTGTAATAAAGCGATTCGTTTTGCTCAAACTCTTGAGACCAATATCACCCGCTTCACCGTTTGCCTTGTTCAAAATATTCGTAACTTGCAATTCGAACTCTTCCTCGTTTGTGCGCCCGGATTTGTTTTCAAAAGTTCCAATGTGAATGTTGTCGATAATGGTCTTCACTTCCAGCTTCTTGGTTTTAATCGAATCCACAATTTTCTCCGTCGTCTTCTTATCCGAAATCAAGTCGCTGATTCCAACACTGTATGCCGACGTCTTCATGTATTCCGTAATAATGTTTTGCAGGTCGTCAATGAAGCTCGCAGACGCGAAATTCCCAAAATCGTTGCAAATGCGCTGAATCATGCCGCTTGTTGTCGATGCCAAAACGCCGCTGTCAATGTGTCCGCGCAAAATTTCTCCGTCTTTGATTTCAAGCACATTGTTCGACGTGGCATAGTCGTCGCTTCCTCCAAATTGTTTGGTTTTATATTTCATACTGAGCGGCGGCAAAATCTGCGACAAGATTTGAAAGTTCGTGATTTTCTTCTTCGGGTCGCTGAATAGCGACGGGTTTACATTCTTGTATCCCATCAGCAGATTCATCGCCATGCGCGCATCAAATCCGGGGAGTCCGCCTCTAGTGAATTGGTACACTCCAAGCAGCGAGTCCTGAAAAATACCGATGATTGAATTGTTCTTTGCAGGGCTAATGATTTGATACGGGACGGCGGCAAGTCCTTTGAGCTCGGCTTCTGCTTCGTCGTCTTGCGGCATGTGCAAGTTCATTTCATCACCATCAAAATCGGCATTGTACGGCTTCGTGTCACCAATATTCATGCGAAACGTGTCGCCCTGCTGCATCACGCGCACAATGTGACACATCATACTCATTCTGTGAAGCGTAGGTTGACGGTTAAACAAGATGCCGTCGCCGTCCATCATGTGACGGTGCACAACGTCGCCATTCTCAAGCACAATGGTGCTTCGGTCCATGTATCTCAGCGAAATATCTCCACCCGTCTTCTTTTCTAGAATGTTTGCGCCGGGATAAATGTCGGGACCGTTTCGAACCAGCTGCTGCAGAAAGTCGCGATTCCGATTATTTACGACAACCGGTTTTGTAATATTCATCGCAATCTTTTTAGGAACTCCGAGTTCACGAATTGACAAATTGGGGTCAGGTGTAATAACAGACCTGGCAGAAAAGTCCACACGTTTTCCCATGAGATTGCCTCTGACACGTCCCATTTTTCCATTCAAGCGCTCTTTAATCGATTTTAAAGGACGACCGGATCGCTGTGCGACGGGAGCGCATGATGGAATATTGTTATCCACTTGGGTCGCAATGTAGTATTGCAATAAACTTTGCCAGTCGTCAATAATCGTGGAATTCACCGACGGTTCATTCATTTTCTCGAGCAACGTTTTATTTGCCTTGATGATATTCACAATGGTGTGGCTGATATCGTCTTCGCTTCGCTGGTTTCCGTCCATTTTAATCGAGGGGCGAACAGCTGGTGGAGGAATTGCGAGCACTTGGCAAATAAACCAGTCCGGTCTTGAAAATTTCGGACTGAATCCCATGAATGCGACATCTTCGTCTGATATTCTTTTAAATATTTTTAGAACGACCTCTGGAGTCATTTTCATATTCAATTTTTCTTTTCCGCTGGATTCGCTAGCGGCGCCTCCTTCATCGGCGTCGCCGTCCCATTCTGCATAAAGCGTGGCCAGATTTTCTTTTTTGATTTTTTTAGGAACAAGGCAGCCGCAACCGTCCTGTGTGTCGTCGCCGCACCGTTTGACTTTCGTTGCCAACTGATGAACATAACTCCATCTCTCATCGGGTTTCATATCCATGCATTCTTTATTTGCTTCTTTGCTAACCAGAAGCTTACTGCATTTGATGCAAACACATTTCAGAATTTTCATAATCGTAGGAAGATATTGATAGTAAAACACGGGTTTTGCCAATTCAATGTGTCCAAAATAACCCGGAGTTTTGATGTAATCCAAACCGTCTGTCGGACACTTGAGACCGGGTTCGAGCACGCCTAACCGCGGATCAAACATGCCTCCGATCACCGGAATGTTGTTCGAATATGTATCTCGGCTCGTAATTTCTGCAACTGAACATTTTCTTATTTCTTCAGGAGACAAAACGCTAAATTGAATACCTACAATCTTTGATACAGTTTTCTTCGTCCAATTCGGTTGTTGCGTCATTGGCTGTAAGAGCTAACTATTATTTATTATATTTATATATCTATATTGTTTTATTTCAATTTTTATAATAATATAATTCCAAAGAAAATGAAAAATGACATTTTTGCATTTGAATAATATAATAACTTGTTTTCATTTTTTCATTTTTTCATTTTTTCATTTTTTCATTTTTTCATTTTTTCATTTTTTCATTTTTTCATTTTTTCATTTTTTCATTTTTTCATTTTTTCATAAATATATTATTTATAAAAATTGAAATAAAAAGATGTATGCATGTAAATGTAATATAGAGACGATACACGGACACCGATATGCCACAGAATCAGCAGCCACAAAAAAATATAAAATCGACTGGAGGAACTTCATCCTCAAAAAAGGTAACAAATGAAAAGCCAAATCTTCAATACAGACGTTCAAGAAGTGATGATGGAAATAGTGATGTCAGTGAGGATGGCAGTGATGTAGAGGAATTAGACAAGGTAGAGTATGCTAAACTTCTCGCAGAATTGTTTCCTTCAAAATATTCTGTAACCAAGGCGAAAACGTTACAAACGTTACAACAAAATGAATCAAGAAGAAATAAAAAAATTGTTGATTCGTCATCGTCGTCATCAGAAGAAGAAGAAGAAGAACAGTATCTAAGAAGGAGTGCACGATTGCAAAAGCAGCAACAGAAGCCAGAAAGGAAAGAAAAACAAGAAAGACAAGAAAAACAAGAAATGCAAAGCATTGAAAAAAGGGATGCCGTCACAAAACGCGCAAAAGAAGAGTTCCATCAGATTAAAAAACAAAAATACAATGAAGAATACGAATCGAAAGAAGAAGAACAACCTGGAAACTATAACATTGTCATTAACTTGCAAGAACCGTTTGACCACTTGTCAGACCAATATGATGACGATGATTCGGCAATGAATGATTCAGTTTTTGACGACGAGTCCATTTCGTCTGACCAAGGAGAATCGAGTGGTAGTGACGAAACTTACAGAGATGATGATAGTCATAATGATGATGACAGTGAAGGGACTGAAAGCACTTTTGAGGACGATGAAGAAGAAGAAGTTACCACTCGTGGTTTTTGGAAGAATTCTCTTTCCTCTTCTTCTAATGCAGTAGCAGCAGCAGCAGCAACAGAGATTGCAGAAAAAGTAGACAATATTGGGTTTACTATCAATGGGAAGTCCATATTTAGTAAAGACAAACATGGTGAAGAGAAAGACAAGGAGAACATGAATCATCATAAGAATAAAAAAGAGGATCATCATAAGAATAAAAAAGAGAATGATGATAAGAATAAAAAAGAGAATAATAAAAAGGATGATAAAAAGGATGATAAAGAGAATGATACTACTCGAGATGATGAAAATGAAGATGTGTTTGGAAGTGAAGATGAAGAAACGATTCAAACAATCAAAGCGCAAATGGAAGCAATTCTTGCAAAAGACAAGAATAACAAAATTGCGAGAAAGACATTGGAACAAATGATTGAAAGGGAGGAAAAAATCAAACGGTTGCGAAAGAAGAAGAGCGTCAAACAAATGAGAAGTAATACAAGAAAATTTGGACGCTTGCTACAAAAAAAGAATTCGGCAAACGATCTCAAGTATTTCAAAAAGTACTTGTCACACGAGCAACAGGCAGAAGTGTTGAAAGAGCTAAGCGAACTCAACAAAATCATGTTGGTCGACAAACCGTATCGTTTGACACTACTCGAATCCAAAATCCCTCAGCAGTACAAGGCAATTGCGCTTAAACGCATTCAGAATTTGCGTTACATGGACACGTGTTCTGGCGAGTACTTCAAGGTGAAGAACTGGGTTGACACATTTATGACAATTCCGTTTGGAGTGCACAGGACGTTGCCAATTACAATGGAAGTCGGTGTGGAACAGTGTCACACTTTCATGGAAGCGGCAAAAGACATTCTGGATTCGGCGGTATACGGACTCAATGATGCCAAAATGCAGATTATGCAAATGGTGGGACAGTGGATTTCAAACCCGTCGGCGCTCGGTTCGGCAATTGCAATCAAGGGCCCTCCGGGGACCGGCAAGACGACGCTTGTAAAGGAAGGAATTAGCAAGATTTTGGGGCGGGATTTCGCATTTATTGCGCTGGGTGGAGCAACAGACAGTAGTTTTATGGAGGGGCATTCATATACGTATGAGGGCAGCACCTGGGGTAAAATCGTGGAAATTCTGATTCGCTGTAAGTCGATGAATCCGGTGATCTTCTTTGACGAATTGGACAAGCTCAGCGACACACCCAAGGGTGAAGAAATCACGGGGATTTTGACGCATTTGACGGATACGTCTCAGAACAGCCAGTTTCACGACAAGTACTTTTCGGAGATTGCGTTTGATTTGAGCAAGTGTCTCTTCATTTTCAGCTACAATGACGAGTCGAAGGTGAATCCGATTCTTCTTGACAGGATGTATCGCATTCAGACCAACGGATATGCGAAGAAGGACAAGACGCACATTGCGCAAAGGTATTTGATTCCGAAGATTCAGTCGGAGGTGGCATTCAAACCGGAGCAAATTATCATTCCCGATGAGACAATTGAATACATTGTGGAACATCACACAAACAAGGAGGACGGTGTGCGCAATTTGAAGCGCTGTTTGGAGATTATCTTTACCAAGTTGAATTTGTATCGCTTGATGAAACCGGGAAGCAAATTGTTTGACAAGGACTCTAGTTCAATTGAGGTTGCATTTCCATTCACGGTCACAAACAGTGTTGTGGATAAAATGGTTAAAAAGGCGGAGACCAACAGCACTCCCATGTTCATGTACACATAGACGAATATTCTAACCACTATACTAGATTAATAATATATATATATTTAATGATAACGACTCCTTTGTGAGAATTTTTTATTACTTTTTTTATTGCGTTTTTTTATTTTGTGTATTGTTTTTTTTCCGCCACCAAAACTAGATGTTACTGTCGAAACAGCAGAATCTTTTTTAAAAAACTGTTCAGCTTTCTTTTCTCTTACCATATTTAAAAACTCTACAAACTGTCTTGTTGTTGGAAAACTACCAATACTTGCTGCACATCGATCTAATACATCAGATGATAAATACGCTTGCACTGGAAGAGATGAATCTGTATTTCCAACAACATTGCACTTCAATTGTACCTCATCGTTAAGTTTACTTGAAATTGGTGGTCCAATAAAGCTATTTCCTATACTGTGAGTATTATTAAGTTCAACAAATCTGTTAACAAGCAAACCGTCTCCATTTTTTGAAAATAAATCCATCTGATCATGGTAACTCGTCAAATGAATAAAAGTCAAAACATTCAATAGTGTTTTCAAATTCATATTAGCTGGATTGCCAAAGGTTGAGACAATTGCTGCTTTTGCTGCCTCTTCCGCTGACATTGTTACTAATTCACCAAATGCGTCAATTTTCATTGGCTTACTAGAACCGGTTGTTACTGACATACGTTGTTTCATTTGTTCTATTACGTCATTTTTTATTTCATTCATACCAATCAAGATTTCCGCCCATAGTTTCAATACTCGTGAATGGTATAAATTTATTTCTACTTTAGTGTTAGTCCAAATTGCATGATTCATATTGAGTTCCATATTTACAAATACTCTTAAAGGTCTTGGTGGTATAACTAATGAATTCATAAATTCAATACAGGGTTGTACGGCACTAACCTCACCTCCCAACCCATTATGCCTCATTTCATATGTACACAATCCAGGTTCTTTTTTTACAAATGTTTGTATAAATTCCACACACAAATCAAAGTTATTCAATACATTTTGAATACTTTCTGACGTAAAATTATTCCCTGACATTATTCTACCTGTAATTGCCTTGAGTATAATAATTGCTAAATGTTTAAGACCGGGTGGGGAATAGTGCTGTTGTCCTGCTCTCAAAATGCCAGAATATTGTTGATGAAACTGGAACGTTGCAAATGCACGAATGATTGAGCGTCGTATGCTCGCCACATCAGTAAATGTTTCTGAATGATCTTCTACAAATTTCACTAGACCATTTTCCAATGGCGATTCTTTATCCATTATAAATTAATATAATAAAAATATTATATATAAATATATATAAAATATTTTATTCAGTTTTATAATAATTATTTGACGAAATGCAAATGCAAACCCATTGCTTTCTACGCCAAATGCGTTATAGTTTAACGACGATGACGACTATCTCGACGATTATTGTAGCGTTTACGTTTTTTCTTTGTTTTTCGTATTGTTTTTTTTCCGCCACCAAAACTTGATGTTGTTACTGTCGATAAATCAGAATCTTTTTTTAAAAATTGTTCAGCTTTACTTTGTCTAACCATATTTAAAAATTCAACAAACTGTCTTGTTGTTGGAAAACCACCAATACTTTTTACGCATCGATCTAATAGATCGGATGATAAATACGCACACACGGGTGGTTGGATTAGTTGCTGAGAACGATGTGGATTTTTTTCAACCACATTGCACGTCAAATTCAGCATATTTAATTCTGATTTGTGGTTTTCGCTTTGAGGAATGTAAGAATATCCAGATGCATTATGAATTGGAACAAATTGTGATATGATTCCAAAAACAATCCCATCCAAAGTGCTTGCTCTGCCTCCATTCGTGTATGTCTTTGTCAGATTTCTCATATAAGGTTCATCCTTTGCAATTGCAACATGAAATAGTGTCAACCATTTCAACAGCATGGATACATCTAAATTGGGTGTAAACGCAAAACCTCCTCCGCATTCTGCAAGCAACTCGCGCATTTTTCGCTCATATCCCGTCCCGTCTTTTGCATCAACTTCAGTATGCATTTCGGCGATTTCTGCTGACGTTATTTTCTTTTCATGAATCAGTACATCCGCCCATAACTTCAATACTCGTGCTTGGTATCGGTTTATTACGCTTTGAAAACTTTTGAAAATATTTGGAGAAGAACCAGACCAATTATTGTTCAATGCGTTTGATATCATTTTGCATTTTTGGCGGTTACTAAAATACAATCCACTATATCCTTGTGGTCGACCACCTTCTTGTTCAGTATCACATAAATCCGGTAAAAATGTATTTATAAAGTCCCCACACACGTCAAAATATCTTATTGCAACAGTGACTTCATGCGACACATTTATTTCTCTTCTTGTTATTTTGTCCGAAATTGTTTGTAGTGTTAATTGTGCTATGACACTAAGACCTGGTCTTTGGGCTGAATAATCGGGACGAACGGGTACTCCACACTGCATCATTCCAAATGCACGAATAATTACTCTTTTTATACTTTCAATTTCTTGATCATCAAATATATCAGGATGAGAATTCACAAATTGAATTAAATCAATTTCTAATTTTTCCAGTTTTCCCTTATTATTTTGCATCACTAATCGTGAAAACGGATAAGAGGGATCATCCAGACGCCCTAATTCCCAATATGGCGTTTCATATTCCATTATTTTAATAAATAATTTATATCTTCTTTATATATATTTAAATATTTATTAAAATATTTTTTTATATTTTATTCACTTATTCCACTATTCTATTCTAGCAATCATTAATGCAGCTGTCGCTATAAGCAATTCCCCATTTGATTGATTTCGCATTATTAATCACTTGCGCCCCATTCGGATTCGGGCTGGTTCGCAAAACGGATTTGCCTTTCAAACGAGCCAAATAGCGATCATAGGAACCGTGTTTCATGTCGACACCTTTACTGCCGCCGGCTGACATGCTTCCCGGACGCATTCGCGTCAAAGACGAGCGCGTCGAGTTGCCGTGCGACGGAACGTTGGATCGCGTTACGCCGGGAACGGCTCTGTCGCTCATTTGGTTCCAGTTGACGTATGCGAACTGGCTTTTTGGCGGCGTATACACAATCAGTGCGGATTTATTCATGGTGTATTCGGATGACGGCACGCGCACCGTGTTTTCAATTCGTTTTACATTGTATTTATTATTTTGGTTGCTAAATTGCGGTCCGGTGTATGTTGAATAACTTAAAGCTGTACCGCATGCTCTGCATCCAACGGGTTTTGTTGTCGACATTTATTTAATTATTTTTATTTTTATTATAATATATAATGTATATTAAGGTTATAATAAAAAAATTATAATTTATTATAATCTATTTTTTATAATAAATTATAATTCTCTCTATTATTTCTATAATTTATCCTCGCAAAACAAATTTAAAACTCGGTTGGTCCAATCGTTCGATTTCCGCCTCGCTGGTTAATGTAGTTCACTTGATCCTGGCTCAAACATGCGCACCCCATGCTGTCAGAATACGTGGATGGGCAGCACTCCGGCTTAAATTTATTATCGGCAAAAAAGAAGAGTTCGCCTTCGGGCAAAGGCACCGGAGTTCCGACATTGTCCTTATATGTGTTCAGGCGATTCTTGTTGCCCATTCCGGATGCATACCGTTTGGCAGTTTGAACCCAACCCATCGTATATGAGTCGTCAATATTCAGTTCATTATTGCTTAAATTCACAAACCCTTCTTTAACGCTGGCTTTTTTATCACCAGCTTTTTTACCATTGGCTTTTTTATCATTCATATTTTTTATAGTCATTCCTTCTAAAATACTGTATTGAAAACAGTCACAAAACATGAACAATCCTGCAATCATGCCAATAATAATACAAGCAACTACGATTTCGAGTCGCGCTTCATATCCAAAAAGTTTAAGTTCCATTTATAAAATAACTAAAAATAGACAGAATAATATTGGTTTAATTATTTATACATTTAGAAAAGATAAAAATAATTAAAAATATTGAATTGTTTATTTGCAAAATAAAAAAGTTATTTTTCCTAAATAAATGTAATCCCATGTCACCCCTTCTACATTTTTATCCATGTGGAACACTGGGAACCCCGCGCGATGCGTGTACATTCAGAATGTTATTCGAAACACCAATCAGGTGACCCATCGGAATAGCAATTGCAATAAAAAATATAATTCCGGCTGCTGCTAAAATATCTCCGACAATCGGTATAAAAAACAATAATACAATTGCTGCCGCCATGGCAATCAAAAGAATAATTACAATTTCAAGAATAGAACCAATTAAGCTTTTAATTGACAAGTATACACCAAACAATGTGTATATCACGGCAGTGACCACACCATTCGATTTTCCAAGCATAGATTTCGTCGTAATAATGGTTTCGATTAGAGGTGTCATAATGTTAAGAATCCGAGACATGATATCCGATGTAATATCGGTAACCGAATTTCGTATTTTATCTACTATTTCGCGCATGTCGTTCACAACCTTCATAATCTCGCCAACAATTGCAGTAATAATACTTACTATGTAATGCACAGGTATTAGCGCAATATCGGTAATGTCGGTTAAAATATTTTGGGTGCATTCTGCGAAATTTTTTTCGGCGTATTTCATTTTTGACATGTTGGCAGGCGCATTGATCATTCCGGCAAACGGCATAATGTTCGGTTTGCATTTTTGATTGTTCCAATCTGCCCGTATTTGTTCAATATTTATTTTAATATGAATATACGTAATGACGAGTATAAATGAAGTGCATATAATGATTGCGAAAAAAACATACTCGCCGTATCGTTCTAAATATGTTTGATTTTCATAAATCTCTAATATTTTATCAATCATATTGGACGGAAATGGATTGCTCATACCCATATTTTTACTTTAAAATTTGTATTTTAATTCTTTAGAGAAAATAGATGGCTAATATTAACAAATATTAAAATACATGAAATGTAAATTTATTTTCATTTATTTTAATATTAAATTTAAGAATTAAAATTTTAATTTTAATTTTTATATTATAATAATATATAAATATAACATTATAGAAAATTAGAAAATATGAAAAATTTACGAAGTGGTCATATGAAAAATTTACGTTTTAATTTTAATACAACGGTTATAACGGTCACAAACTCATATAAAAATGCAGATATTCGGGGAGAAATATTTAAGGAGGGTCAAGATCTTAGTAATTTAGATTTTACAAATACACAAATAAATAGTGCATCATTTAAAAAGGCAATCCTAAATAATTCAGATTTTACAAAAACAGATAATACTGCTTACGGTATACCACCAAATGTTACTTTTAAAGAATCGTCACTAATAAATGTAAAATTTAGAGATTCTTATCTTGAAAATTCAGATTTTACAGAAGCAAATCTTACGGGTGCAGATTTTACAAATGCACTACTTAGATCTGCAAATTTTACAGGAGCAAATCTTACGAATGTGAATTTTACAAATGCAAAAAATCTTTCGTTTGCAAATTTTACGGGAGCAAATCTTACGGGTGCGATTTTTGAAGGTGCAGTTAATATTGGTTTTAATACAAATTTTACGGGAGCAAATCTTACGGGTGCGGATTTTACAGGTAAATTAAATTTTTCAAATACAATTTTTACGGGAGCAAATCTTACGGGTGCGGATTTTACAGGTGCAAATCTTACAGGTGCAAATCTTACAGGAGCAAATCTTACAGGTGCAAATCTTACAGGTGCAAATCTTACAGGTGCAAATCTTACAGGTGCAAATCTTACAGGTGCAAATCTTACAGGTGCAAATCTTACAGGTGCAAATTTTACGGGAGCAAATCTTACGGGTGCGGATTTTACAGGTGCAAATCTTACAGGAGCAAATCTTACAGGTGCAATATGTAAGGATTGTATTTTTAATGAAATTGATTTTACAAATATAGATTTTTCTGGTACATTAAAATTTGAAAAATCAGGCGGACCCGACGAATCCAAATCAACAGTTAATAACATTACACAATTAGCAATTCAAGGAGGAGATACGGTAGACGCAATTTGGATAAATAATACTAAGTATGGGGGTGATGGAGGGAGCAAATCACAAACAATTAATGTAGAAAATATTGTATTCAAAGAAATTGTTTATCATTATGATGAATACCGGGGACTTCCGTATATAATTGTTTATTTAAAAATTACAACATCAGATAATCAAACAATACAAATAGGAACAATACGTGATTCATCTAAAAAGCAAACATTAAAAAATGTAAGATTAGATGGTATAGAAGTAAAGTATGGACTATATTTGGATAGGTCTAATTTTATACTAAAAAAATAATAAATAATAATGAAACATGGTGGTAATAGAAAAAGATGAAAAACGATTATAAAGGCAAAGATATCGTGCGTTAAATATGTATATTTTGTAATCATTAACGAGTTAATGTAACATAAGTGAATATATAAATTATGATATAAACATAAATATAATTTACATAACACATAGTATAATGATTCTATTAAGCTTTGATGTTGGAATAAAAAATCTTGCATATTGTCTACTTTCAATTACTGAAACCGAAAACAGTAAACATTTTATAGAAATAGTAAAATGGAATATTATTGACTTGTCGTGTGACCACGTGGAAGAAGCAGAAACAAAAACAGTAGAAAAAATTCTAAAACAGTGTTGTAAATGCAAAAAGACGGCAACTTGTTGCACACATTCGAATACCATGTTACCAGAAGATGTAAAAAAGTATTGCAAAAAACATGCAGAAGAAGCGCAACTACCGATGCATCCAAAACTTCTAAAATCCAATTCGAAGAGCGGGCACGCGCCGTATATCGTTCCGCTTTCTAAAAAAAAAGTATCCTGTAATAAAATCAATATTGTCGATCTCGGTAAAAATATAAAGTGTCATTTGGATGTCATTTTCGCAGAACACATGGATAAAATCGATGCAATTCTCATTGAAAATCAAATTGGAAATTTGGCGGGAAGAATGAATGTGCTACAAGGAATGATTTCGCAGTATTTTATTATGCGGAACATAACAAAGATTGAATTTATATCGGCAACAAACAAGTTGAAATTATTCAAGTCGGTTATAAATAAAAAAAATGATACAGGTGGTGAAGGTAATTTGGATAATGTTTTAGAAAGTGAAAAAAAATTATACAAAATGAGAAAGGATGCAGGAAAAATGGTGTGTAGGTCTCTCTTGTCATTCTATCCAATGTTGAATGAATGGATAGCAAAATACGATAAACATAAAAAGAATGACGATTTGGCGGATTGTTTTCTTCAAGGATACTATTATGCGCACCTAAAGTTCAATGAAACAAATCAATCTGCATTCGAACTAGATACATTTTTATCCAGTTTTCAACAAGTCGTGTAACTAAAATAATTTGGATTCATGCTTACTTGGATAGAGAGATAGAGAGATTTTTATATAAAAAATTATATAAAAAATTATATAAAAAATAATAATAGTAGAGAAAATTGATAATATAATTATTATGCGTATGACTTAAAAATAAAAGTTGTAAGTTAGATATTAATAAATAAACGTAAAAATATGGAACCAGAAGTAATTGATTTAGGATCTTTGGATATTGGGGACGGTGGTAACAGTGGTAGAAAATCGTCAAATTTTGGAGGAGGTTTAGAGTTGCTTATGAATGACAGATTTAAATCGGGAGGAGATAAAAATGCGTCAACAAATATACATTTGGACGATATTACAAGTTTGGAAGATGATTTACGCGACATGGATTCTTCGTCGTCGTCAAGAAACGTGAAAGAACTGCGCTCGGACTTGTTTGGATCGGGGCCTTCGCACTCATCTTCGTCCTCGTCGTTTCATGTGAATAAACACGATTCCCTGTCAAACAGCATTGGGGGTAATAGCAGTAGTGACGATAATAATGGTGGCACGAATAACGGCGGAATCGGTGCATCAACGGCGCTATTTGACGACGATAAGCCGACGTGGGACGGTTTTGGAAAATTCAGCAATGTCCCATTTCACCCCGATGTGCCGATTGATTCGCATCCGCAGCTGACGAAGGAAGAGCTGCTTCGAGAGAAGTTCAAGTACATTAAAAAATTAGAGGATTTGGAAAAAAAGGGAATTCGACTCACGAAAAAATATGATATGGAGTCGTCTTTATCAGAGATGAAGGGGGAATATGAAACACACGTGGAAGAACGAGAGCGCAGAAACAGTGTGAAATTCCAGGGCAAAATGCTGATGGCATGTATTACGGGTCTCGAATTCTTGAATAACAAATTCGACCCGTTTGATTTGAAATTGGACGGATGGTCGGAGCAAGTGAATGAGAATATTGATGATTATGACGATATTTTTGGAGAGCTGCACGAGAAATATAAATCCAAGGCAAAAATGGCGCCGGAACTCAAGCTGCTATTCCAATTAGGCGGAAGCGCCATCATGCTGCACATGACAAACACCATGTTTAAATCTGCCATGCCGGGAATGGATGACATTATGCGTCAAAATCCGGAACTAATGCAGCAATTCACCCAAGCGGCAGTATCTTCCATGTCGAATGCGACGCGCGGCTCTTCTAGCGGTAATGGAGGTGGCGGTGGCGGTGGCGGTGGCGGAGGAGGAGGCGGAGGAAGTGGATTCGGGAATTTCATGAGTGACATTGCCGGCCTATCGTCATCTCGAAATGCTGCCGCGACACCGTTTTCGCACCAACCTCAATATAATCCGGCGCAACAAATGAATATGCCGATGCCAATGCCGGTTTTGCCACAACGCCCCCCGCCCCCACCTATTCAAACCAAGGGTGAAAATGCACCCCCGGCTCCCAGGCGCCCAGGCGACTTGACAAATACAAGACCAGATATCTTGATGGGTCGCGGCAATATGTCGCAAACGATACAACAAAGTTTGCGACCAGAAATGAAGGGACCTTCGGATATTTCATCCCTACTTTCTGGATTGAAGACAAAAACAGTTACGGTTGATAACTCGGCTTCAGCAGCAGTAGCAGCAGCCACATTAAATGTAACAATGAATAAAGACAAGAATTCAAATGCTGGCGGAAGCACGATTAGCGCGTCGGATTTGAATGAAATGAAGAATGATAATTTTCCGAGCAAGAGTAAACGCAAGCAAAAATCAGAGAGAACGTCGATCAGTTTGGATATTTAATTGGGGTTTTTACACTTTTTTATATTTGAAATGCACATTAAATATTGTAAAATAATATAAATACATTTTATAATATTATTTATTATAAAATATATTATAAAATATATTATAAAATATATTATAAAATATATTATAAAATATATTATAAAATATATTATGAACAGGGTAGAAAAAATGAAAACAATTCAAAATGAGGCATTAGAATTATTCACCAAAAAAAATATTGATTATGGAGACGCATTTGCCAAATATGGAGTTATCGGTGTTTTAATGAGGATAGAAGATAAATTACAACGTTCTATGTCTATCACAAAAAATGGAGTAAATTTAATAAACGATGAAGGAATTAGAGATACGTTGATTGATTTACATAATTATTCAGCAATGGCATTAATGTTATTAGATGAATAATCACGGCTTTTTAAATATAAAGAAATATTATAATAATTGAATTGTAATAATATTTTTTTTATATTTAAAAATAATATATAATAGATATTTAAAAAGGATTGCCTGTATGATTACTACGATTATCGATGGAAAAATATACGATATAACAGATTTTGTAAACGTTCATCCGGGTGGGAGAGAAATGATACGACTTGCGGAAAACAGGGATTCAACATATTTATTTTGGTCTTATCACATTGACAGAAATAAAGCGAATAAATATTTATCACAGTTGCGTTGTTTAGGACGTGTAAACAGTTGCGAAAAAGAAAATTATTTATCTCCGTCATTATTGTTTACTTTACAAGATAGAGTATTAGAATATGTAAATAACACAAATCAAAAAAAGAGAGGAGGAGGTAATATAACATCAAGAATATTATTTTTTAATCTATCAACTTTTTTACTAACATATCTGGTTTGTTTTTGTGGACATTGGTGGTTGTCTTTGTTTTTAGGTATTTCGCTAGCATCTTTTGGGTTATGTGTACAACATTCCGCAAATCATGGTTCGTTGACGGATAATAATACATGGAATGAATTTTTTGGATACTATAATGACATTACAGGAGCATCATCTTTCATGTGGAAAACACAACACAATTTGGGACACCATTTGCTACCAAATGACATTGTTCATGATCCGGATACGTTTTCTAATTATCCAATTACGAGATTTTCTGAAAAATTTAAAATAAAAGAGTGGCATAAGTTTCAGTTTTTATACTTGCCATTAATTACTGGATTTATGGGATTTGATTATTTTATTTCTGACTTTTTACGTTTTATAAATGGTTATCATTGCAACGTTCGGAGTCCAAAAAAAACATTAAAAGATGTTATACTTTTTTTTGGATTTAAATTATTGCATGTATTTTTATATTATTTTATTCCAATATATAATTTCGGTCACTGGTGGACTCCGTTATTAACAGTGTATACCGGATCAACGTATCTTTCATTTCAATTTTTAATAAGTCACAATACAAGTGAAATAAATAAATATAAAAAAAATATACATGAAGATTGGGCAGAGATGCAAATTACAGAATCTTCAACATGGTGTGGTAAATCCAAATCGATTAATTTTTTAACAGGTGGGCTTAATTCGCAAATCGAACACCATTTATTTCCCGGATTAAGCGACCAATTATATCCACAGATTCAAGACATTGTTATCGATGAATGTAAAAAACGAAATATAGTGTACGTAAAATATGACAGTTTTTATGAAAATCTTTCATCTTGTTTAAATTACTTTTATAACATTAATAAAATTAAAAATTAATAAATAAATAAAATAATAAGTACCGTTTCTTGTTTTGCTTATTATTTATACTTTCATTTTTATATATTTTATCTCTACTTACTTCATTTATACTTCGTCTATACCTGTTTTTGCTTAGAAAAAATATAATTTTTATAATAAAAATTGCCAAATAAAATGATCATTGAAAATTGATATAACATTTGAAAGTATGCAAGTTTTTTATACCACACATTTTCTGTATTATATATAAAAATAATGGGATGAATAATTAAAGTAATAAACTGCATTATCTGCATTCTTGTAATCCACGATTTTATATATCTCAACTTGTGACTATAATTAAAATAAAAATACATGACTGTATGCACTATACTATTCAACATTGCACCAAAATATACAGAATTCACATTTTCATTGTAGAGATAAAACCAAATAAGTCCAATGCTTGAATGATGGTACGTGTGTAAAAAAGAAAGTTGTTTTCCAGATACAATAAGTATGGCAGTATCTATAAAATCTACAACTTTTGAAAAAGCATGCAATAGTATAAAATTTCTAATATATACATTTTCATTGAAATCATTTAACAATAGAGGATTGTCTACATTAAAAATTGTTATACCATAAATGGACATTGTCAAACTTAATAACACTTGAAACCAATTATAATAAAATATAAAAGATTGAATGTGTTCTTTTTTAAGCGTGGATATATGTTTTGATGCCATAACCATACCAACATAAAGAACATGAATCATGCCAATAAATAAATTTAAATGAAAATAGGATAATAACGATAAAAACCCAAATAACCCAATAGAATAAAATCGAGATAATGAATGAATATTTTCCTTGTTACTAATTTCTACTGGTACATTGCTTCCACTTGTTCTATAAAAACATTCTTCCCATTTTACACACACGGCTGCATAGAATTCTTCAAAACTATTATAACTAGATGCGTGGATCGTATCAGATACAACAATGTCGCACGTAATATTATAATTAAACTGCATTTTTTTTTCATTAAATATTTTATCTTTATTTTTTACGTTAATAATTTGAACAGAATATCCCATATTAAATATTAAATTCAACCCTCCCCATTTTAATGGTATGACATCATTTGTTTGGTTTCTTGTTCCTTCTGGATAAATAATAACTTTTTTTTTATTTTTATGGATTATATTTTCAAATCCTAGTTTTAAACGATCTTTCACACTACGATGGTTTCTTATAATAAAATAAATACAATTATTAAACATTCCATAAATACATGTAAAAGGAACTGCAAAAAATGCAGCAACTCGAGAAATATAACACCCGTTTCCACCAATAATATAATTATCCATAAAAAAATCAACAAAACTTACGTGATTGAATAAATAAACATCTACATTCGGATTGATTTTATCTACTTCACCTGAATATTTTACATGTGTTGAATCTGATATATGTTTAAACATATTTTGAGTATCTGTTTTTCCAAATATGAATTCAAATAGTATATTGTATAACATAGTGCATTGTATTTTCAATAAAAATAACATTGCATTCGGTATCATTTTAATTCATGTATACAATTTACATTTATAGTTATTATATCTTTAATATCATTTTTCAACTTTTTATTTTATTTTTTATACATTTTTCTTGTTCGCATTCGACTCCGATTCCTAAAAATTACGTTTGTCGCCGCGTTTGTTCTATTTGTTCTGTTTGTTCTATTTGTTTTTGTAGGAGTATGTGTTCTCATTCTTTTCGTAGAAGTTTTATTATATCCCGATGTTGTTGTGGAGGCGGTAACAGGTGCTATTCCTTGCAATACTCGTTTTTTTATTTTGGCACTTAAATCTTTATTATTTTTTATATAATCAACCGCTTCACTCAATACTTTTTGGGCTTCTGCATCATCGTCATTATTTAAATCTAAAAAACTGTTTCGTTCTTTTGATTCGTAAAAATCTCCGCTGTGTACAATTTCATTCAACTTTTTCCGCAACACGCTATTATGTGGCATCGATGATCGAAGTTGGGCAGCGACGCCTTTTTGATCAAAAGATGTACCACCTAAATAATAATGTTTGCGATTTTTTTTATTAGAACGCGTATACTTCATCTATTTTATAATATTTTATTTTATAAAAAAAACTATATAATAAAATAAGTGTATAAAATATTAAATATTAAATATTAAATATTAAATATAAAAATAATAAATTAAAAATAATAAATCAACAAAAATATGATAACTATTTTTTCTTTTATACCAAAAGATTATATTAAATATGATAATAATAATAATAATCCGACCATCTCTCTAATTTCGTCGATTAAAACTTCTATTTTAAATCAAACATATACAAACTGGGAACTGCTGCTTGTAACAAATGTTGAGAATGTGTTGATAAATGGAAACGGAGAGAGTAATGATCCAAGAATAAAAATTGTGTATACTTCCGACTCATATTTAAATTTGAACACGCTATTCAAAATCAACAACAATGGCGATAAGAATGACAATCATGACGATGGAAATCATGACGATGGAAATCATGACGATGGAAATCATGACGATGGAAATCATGACGATGGAAATCATGACGATGGAAATCATCGAATGAATCCGCGATGCAAATACATTTCATTTTTTGACTTGGAACATGATGTGTGGAATACGAACAAATTGCAAATACAATTCAATTTAATGGAATCAAGCGATTATGATGTCATTGGTTGCGAAACCACATATTCGACACAATCCATTTCTGCAGTTGTTCCGCGAACCATAAAAAAATCGGAATCATCATTATTCACATCGTGTCCTTTTTTATTTTCAACTGTATTGATCAAGAGAGAATTATTTCGACACTTTGATGAAACAGTTCTTCAAAATGAATGCGAAACAATAAAAAATGTTCATAATTTCACAATCATAAATTTTGAAAGTAATACATTAATGTCGCAATTTCACGCTTTACTTCTTTATCTCACACTTGTTGAGCGAAACATTTACTGTATTCATTATTCGAATTCAATATCAAATAATAACAATAATAATAATAATAATTCAACTGCATATACTGGGCGCGTTTTTGATCATTCTCTCGTTGAAACATCACAGCAATCGAAACTAATATTTTTTCAAGAACACAAATCGTGCGATCATTTATTTTTTGAAAATGCAAAACTCTATTTTGAAGAGAGATTCATGAGAATTCGATTCTTCTCCGATTTTTGCAGTTCTGAAAATTGCAAACAAGAATACGAAGAAATATGCAGAGTGAGTCAAATGGGTGATTACGGTCCAGACAAGCGCTTGTACATTACTTTAAATGAAACATATACGCACGCAATTCTATTGAACTGTCCCATTGTTCCAACGATTTCTGTTCCTCCGGAACGCGTTCTCGGATTGGCATTTGAACCCATCCCGTATTTGCGACTCTCCTATGATTTTATTCATTTTGCAGAAAAGTTTATAGGTGCTGGACTCTATTATATTGGTCACATTCACCCAAATTTAACCGGTGCGGTTTTTAAAGAGCATCATGGATTCATGTGGCACGTTCCTCCACCGCAAGTTCCGCCGAGCTTGGAAGAAAAATATGATAAGAGCGAAGCAAGTCAAAGAAATAAAATATCGATTATTGTATCAAAGAAAATGAAGGCACCGGGCAACGCGTACCGCCACAAACTTGCAACATTTATATTGATAAACAATCTACCAATTGACATTTGGGGAAACGGGACAGAAATGCATTCAAAACGGTTTCCAAATCATAAAAATATAAAAGGGCCGTTTAAAGACAAGGAACCGTACGAATCGTATGCGCTAAGCATTTGCATTGAAAACTATCGACATCCGCATTACTTTTCAGAAAAAATTACCAACTGTCTCGTATATAATACAACTCCGGTTTATTTAGGGTGTATCGAAATCGATACATATTTCCCAGGACAAGTTGTTCATTTGACCGGAGATATAAAACATGATGCCAATATGTTGGTTCACATGTCAAAAAGCCCGTCAAACTATATTCGAGAGATAAAGCACGATGAAAATGATAAGAATGTTTTGAACTTGTTAAAAAATCTGCCCTGGAAATGAATGAATTGAATTAACCTGTTAAAAAATCATAAAATCGCCTAAATATACAAAACGGGTTCAACAGAAAATATATAAATTGAAATATTTTATAGTATTATATTTTTTGTAGAGTTCGGACGGACACACACGGCAACGACTGGACAACAATGACAACAACGGCAATCGGTTACACACTTTGTGTAATCAATGGCAACACATGGAGAATTTATGACAAAAATGAATCCGCACAAAAAACAAAAGAAACAAAAGAAACAAAAGAAACAAAAGAAACAAAAGAAACAAAAGAAATGCTAGAGCATTATTATTTCTATGATGATGCGTCAAATGTAAAAAAGTTGGCATTGGGCCAAGGCATTAAAAAGTCATTTCCACACCACCATTGTCGGATGAGGGCGTCGCTTTCTTCAGCACAAGCCATTCTTGATGACAATTGCCCGCATCGATTCTATGCATCATACACACAAGTGTTTCAACCAGTAGGATGCATTGATTCAACAGACGCTCTCACTCGCATTCATGATGCTAACAATGAAGGATTTAAAACGCCGTTTATCGAACTCACGGCTCATCAAAAAAACTACTTGCAAGCACAATCTGCAATGGCGGGACTCCTTGTATCGCGTCTTTTCGGATTTTCATCTGCGAAACCGCATACAATCAAATGCTTGAAAAAACATGCAGACCTTACTGCAAAATACATTCACTCTGCGTTTGCATCAGAATGCTTGATTGGAAACAGGTATTATTATAACCTACCTACAGTGTTGAGTGAAAAAAAGAGCGTCGTTGGCATTGAAAACAATGTATTCAAGAACATTAAAGTAGAGGATGCCACGCGTGAAAAAATTCAAGAAAATCGGGCGCAACTTATTGAATTATATAATTCAAACATCGAGCGCCTGGAGAATGCAGTCAAACAGTTTAAGCGCGGATTTCTTCCAATTCAAACGATTCGAGAAGATTCCGAATTCAACAAATTGTTAGAAAAGTTTTGGAAGCTGCAAAGACAGTGTATGAAATACCGAGAAGTTACTGATTCTGGTATGAGCGCTCATCAATCATTGTGTGAAAGAAAAAACATCACATTTGACCGCAAATACATAGAAGTCGTTATTTGCAATCTTGTATTTTCCTGTCAAGCAATTTGTCCAAGGTTGTTCAGCTATGACGTTGCACACTTGTTTGACAATTGCGCAGGATCTTATGCAAGATACGTTAAAGTTGTAAGAGATAAACAATTGGAGATGTGCAAAGACGGTTTAATTTCGGCATTTCTTGCATTTTCAGCCATTGAACCCAAGATGGTTTCTAGGACCATGGCTCCACATATGGAGGAACAAAGAGAATGGTGTTATCCCGAGTTTTCAAATTACGGATTTCACATTCCGTCACGCGATGCAATTTTCGGACAACTACTTTCCAAACATCGTGTTCATATTCCGCGACCTGTCAAAATTGTAAGAACATTCTTCGTAAATGGAAACAACAAGGACTGTTTCTATCTTCCAGTTCAAGAAGCATTTGATGAGTTGCTCACAGGGAAAAAGGTAGCCAAAGAAATGTGGGAAAAAAACAAAAAAAATTTCATACAAAATCATTAAATATATAAAACACCTTGGTCTTGGTCCAAGCGAATTCGCGGGATGAATTCAAAAATGCTTTTTTCTTTTTTTCTTTTTTTCTTTTTTTCTTTTTTTCTTTTTTTAATTTATCATTTTCTCTCTAATCTCTCTATGACGAATATGACAAACCTTTTATAAAAATCTACGAGTTCTGAAATGTAAACTTGTATTTTTATATTTGGTTTATAATATTGGTATTTAGAGAGATTAGAGAGAAAATACGAAAATACGAAAATACGAAAATACGAAAATACGAAAATAGAAATAAAAAAAATAGAAATAAAATATTATTGTAAAATTATTTATATATTTAATATATGTAAATGAATGAATGAATATAATTAAAAATTTTGTAACAGTTCTATTTCTTATCATTGCACTTTATTGTATTGGATGCATTTGCATATTATATCGAGATGCATTTACAAATTTATCTCTCGATGCAAAAATGAACAGTTTTAAAAATCCAAGAGCCATGTTTTTGCTAACACCTTTATTGTTTTGGGTTGCATCTAGATCATTTCTTTTTAAAAATGCCAACGGGCCTTTAAATTCCAACATTCATAATTTATTTAGAAACGTAGATTTCCCGAATTATTTCAAGACCGATTTCCCGTTTACTTCTATTTTAGCACTTATTGCAAGCAGTTTGATTGCAGTGTATGCTGGCGGAGCGCTAGGGCCTGAAACGCCAATAATTTACATGTCTATGATATTATTATTATACGCGCATTCTCTCTTTAAAACCGTGTTTAAAACTATCACCTCTGAATTAAATTTTGAAAGCGTGCTATATTTGGGATATGTTTTCGGAATTACGCTATTATTTCGTTCTCCACTGGCATCATTTGCCTTGTCGATAGAAAAATCATTGCGCGAAGGGTCTTCGAACATGGTATCGAATATCGTGTACTGTTGTATCGGCATACTTGTTGCGTATGCTATGACCAATGATAAAACTGGCAATTTGTTTCAAGAAACCCCTGTTCAGTTCACGTATAACATAACCCATATAATTCAGTATTTATTTTTAGCCGTGATGTGCGGACTCGTTGCATCCATTCTAATGAAGACGATGACGTTACTTTTTTACGGAGTGCGTTCTTTAATAAATAAGAGTAAACTGCTGCTGCATTTGGTTCCAATTGTATTTGGTTTTTGTGTTGCTGCACTCATAAACTACTCTGACAATGCAATAAGAATAATGGGAAGCGGAATAAATTTAGTGAATTGTGAATTAAATGACACCTGCGCATATAATTTCAGCATTTTGTTTCAGTTTCTGTGCAATGTGATTTTGACATTTATTTCGGGGTGTTCGGGAGGACATAAATTCGTTTTCATGTCAATTGGGGGTGGAATTGGAAGTTTATACGATAATTTTACATCCATTCCGCATATTCAGTCCATCATTATAGGTATTACAGCATTTTTTAGCACCATTTTTGGAAATCCAATTTCATCTGCACTTATTATTCTTAAAACTACGAATTTGTCGTATGAGTCGCTTCCAATGTTGATTGCAGTATCGCTCACTGCTTTTCATGTGTTTAAGTATCTAATAAAATAACGTTCTCATGTATAAAATATAAAAGTAAAAGTATTAAAAAATGGATATAGAAAAATTAATTTATATACATATACATATACATAATATATATATATGATTGATATGATTGGACTGGGATGGGCGACTTTATATACTACTATCATTGAAAAATATGATATTTGTCACAATGAAACAATATCACATGAAATAAAAAATAATGATAATAAAAAATAATGATAATAATAAACAAATGAAATGAAAGTAATTTAATTTAATATACCGAATAATATATAAAAAGATTTCATAGATACATTTATATAATATATTTTATATTTCATATTTTATAAATAAAAAAAGACAAGGGATATAAATAAAAAATGCAAAGCGCACAAGAACAACAATATGAAGACGATGTCGAATATACCCACAATTATGATAACGATAACGATAGTAATCATGATAATGTAATCGTAAATAAAAAGGCATCATCGCAAACCCCGTTCACCGAATCTCTGAAAATGTTGAGAGATAATATTGAAGCGCTTCCCACGTTTCATCAAATCGAGGTTTTGCGAATCCTTTATAAAAATCATATTACATTTAGCGAAAATAAAAATGGCGTTTTTTTAAACTTGTCATATGTGAATTTAGACATAATTCATAAAATTAGCGAATATGTGACATTTGTTCAAAATCAAGAAAGTCAAATGTGTGAATTCGAGAAGAAAAAAATGACGCTTTCAAATCAATATTTCAAATAATATTAAAGGGTTCCACTTAGTTGATATTATTCATATTGTTTATATTATTATTACAACAAAAAAAAATGAAATCAGAATTAGAGCAAGTGGTTGACTTACTGCAAGAATATGTTATTCGTTTAGAAAAATCGTCACTAGAAAAAGTGAAAACAGCACCAGTTTCAACGCCAATTATAAAAGTTGAACAAATAGAATTGAATGAAAAAAAAGAGAAACAAGAAACTCATGATGACAATGTAAATTCTTATTTGTTTTATATTACGAGAGAGAAGGATAAATTATTTTGGGCATTTTATATCATGTTGAATGGTGAAGATGCGTACAAGTATTTGAAAACAAAATTTGTGACAGAAAAAGAAATAAAAATAGGCGCAGTTGAAAAAATGCGCAAATTGCCAAACGTGTATAAGCAACATAAGTTGAATAAAGTCCGCATTGAGAACGAGTTGTCCGGAGATGTTCCGCTTACGTTGGAAGGATTTTATGGACTCTGTATTATTTATAACATTTCTGCGATTTTTATGAAAAAGAATTGTTACTGCGAATTATACGGTCTAGGGGATTCGTCGGTTACGCATCTTGTTGAGGAAGTGGAAGGTGGATTGGGTATTCATGTTTTTAAAATGAAAGCGGTGTCGCTGGAATACGCAAAACAGATTCGAGAATCAAAATGGCGAACGGAAAATGTTTTAACACCGATTAAATCGATTTCGTCCTATACGCATGCGGAATTGCTTGAAATTTACAATAAAGTCACGTGTGTTAAGAATATTAATAATAATAATAATAATAACAATAACAAGGAAACCACAGGTTTTACTGAATCATTTAAAGAAAAAAAAACAAAACAATTTTTATATGACCGTATATGCGAATTCTTGAATTAGTTTTTATTAATTTATTATGAATTCATTTGCTAAAATATTTTCATTTTTTTCGGCCATAGTTGCAGTATTGGCGTTGTGAAAATCCGCGTGGTCGTTTGCAGTTGATGCTTCGTTTGTATTTTAACGACCATTTTTTTGACTTTTTATTTTTATTCTTTCTTGTTTGGAATCGTTTTGTAGTTTGATTCCCTCCATTTTGCACGTATTGCATTATGCGACATTGAGCATTTAACGTTTCACCGTTTTGAATATTGTAATCAGCTAAAACGCGTATATGATCCAAACGACCCCTTCTATCTGATTTATAAAGATGTATAGCGCCACAATTTGAAACTAATGATGAAATATAATAGTGTTCGTTTATATAATCTATTACAGATTGAACAGATTCTGTCGTATTTAGTGGAACTGGATATCGCATTCCATTTGCAATTAAACGGATATAAATCAATGGTTTTCCTCTTTCTTCCCCCTCTCGTTCCAACTGTTCGGCATGTTGTTTAGCGCGAGCTTCCATACCTTCGCGCAAAAATGATGTGATTCCGCGCAACTGATTCTGCATGGATTGTTGGTTGAAATCAGATATTTCTTTTAAAGTTGCTTGCTCTGTTTGTTGAGATTGTCTAGTTAAAGTTGCTTGCTCTTGTTGAGATTGCCTAGTTAAAGTTTTGCGATATTCTTCAACAATTTTTGGAAATTGGTGTTCAATCAGCTGTAAAACATTCGGGGTTGGTTCAATTATTTTACCCAACGTTTCAAAACGATTGCGTTGTAAGTTTAATTCAGTCAAACTAGGCGGAAATTTTACGTCATTAAATGATTTAAGTTGATTGTATCCATATCCCATCCTATCGTCGCCCCTTTCTTCACCATTGCTTAAATCCAATTTAGTTAATCCAGATGGAAATTGAACTCCGCTCATGTGAATTAAACGGTTATCATTCAACCATAGTTCTGTTAACCTAGGCGGAAATTGAATTCTGTCTAAATTATGTATATTATTCCAACCCAAGTTCAATGATGTCAATGTTGATGGAAATTGAATTCCTTGTAAAGATTCTATATTATTATGATCTAATTCTAGCGTTGTTAATGTTGATGTAAAATTTGCCCTTTGTAAAGAATTTATTCCATTACTACCTAAATATAATTCTGTTAAATTAGGCGGAAACTGCACTCCATTCAAATTTGTTATATGATTATTGCTTAAATGTAAGTGTGTCAAGTTAGGCGGAAATTGCACTCTATTTAAATTTTGTATTTGATTACCGACTAAATCTATCTTTATTAAATTTGTGGGAAAACGCACTCCTTCAATGTGTGTTAAGCTTGCATTATTCATTTGTAATGCAGTTAAACTAGGCGAACATCTATCTAAATATTTCTGTAATTTGTCAGGATCGGATGGCCATACGTAATTTTCGAGAGGAGGTTGTCCTTGTCCTAGTCGTAGATGTGTCCCATGCCAAGAACGTGCCATTTAAAAGATAATTTATTTTTGATGATGATTAATATTATATTTATATTCATATTAAAAAAATTAAAAAAAATATTTTTATAATAATTAAATTAATTATTATAAAATTGAACAATATAGAATTATCTAAATAAAGTATATAATAGCAGAGAATGTCTTCTTCAAAGCGACATGAAGAAAGAGAAAAAGGTAAAATAATAACCGCGAAAGATAAGGAAAAACAAAATGAAGAAAAATTAAAATTCGACACGATTGTGAAAACATATTTAGATGAAGTTAAAAAAGCATCAACAAGCGAATCGTCATTGTCTTTAGATCCAGAATTAGAGGTTCGTTTTGGAACCATGAGACAGTCCGCGCCCCTAACCAAAGACAATGTCACCAATGTAATTAAAAAACTCAAGTCGCTCCAATTTCAACAATCCGCCGAAGAATACAGTTTAAGAATCTTTTTAAATGACTCCGACGTCCGTGTTCAACTCGACGGGTTTTCAAATATACAGAATTTCTGCATCGATAATTCCATAGCAGACAAGAATGCCGTCATGGTGATCAAACGAAACATGGAACATAAAGTGATTCGCGAAGACGGGTCTGAATTCATTTCCGATGTTCGCCCGGTCGATAATACCGATTTCGATTTCAGGGTGTCGCTTCAAACGGAACGAGAAATCGGAAAAGATGAGCGCGAGCAAATTGTTGCCAACTGGAAATCTAGCGGAAAAAACTTCAGATACATTCGAAGAACCGCGTTTATGCATCCCGATTATCCGGTTCGAATTGACATCAGTGTCGTAAAAGACACATTTACACCGTCGAGAAAATCATACGGGAATTTCAAATCGGCAAATGTGATGCGAGGTGAAGACAAGTATGAAGTAGAAATCGAAGTGGTGAATTCGGAGGTTTCCGCTATGGGATTAGAATCGCTATTAAAAGGGCTGAGAGAATGCATTAAAACCATTTTGTCGGGAATACAGTCCAGCAATTTTCCGATTTCGAATGATGAAATGCGTCAAGTTCAAGACGAGTATTCGAAACTGATTTACGGCGGAGATGTTCGACCGCCGTCTCGGCTCGCATTTATCGGACCGTCATCTGTCACACTTCAAATTAAAAATATTGCACCGGTTGGGGCATACAAAATGCCGAGCATTCGTAAAAACTATTCGGTGACAGATAAAGCGGATGGTTTGAGAAAACTCCTCTTCATTTCGACCGGTGGTAAAATGTATTTGATTGATCCGCTTTTAAATGTTCAATTTACGGGCCTGGTCGTTGATATAAAGGCGTTTCACAACACATTGTTCGACGGAGAGCACGTGTTGCACGACAAGGGTGGCGCATTCATCAACTTGTATTTGGCCTTTGATATTTACTTTCTGAAAGGTGAGAGCGTGCGCGAACGGAGTTTTTACACGACGAATAAAGAGCACGCGGACAAGTCGCGCCATTCTGAAATGTTGAAATATATTGCAAATATGGATGCGAAACCGGTTTTAAAAAGCGCAAAAAGTTCGCTGACAGTTCAACCCAAGCGATTTTATTTCGATGACGGAGAAAGCGGTATCGCGGGTATAGGTTCCATATTTGAAACAAAAAGCGGTGAAGAAAACGCGTCGGAAAGAATCTTTGCTCTATGCAAGCAGTGCCTGGAAAGCGAATATAGATATGTAACCGATGGTTTGATTTTAACGCCGTGTAATACGGGAGTGGGTGGAACAACGCCGGGTCAGGTTGGTCCGCTCGACCGGAAATTCACATGGGCACTTTCATTCAAATGGAAGCCGCCGCAATACAACACGGTGGACTTTCTTGTGAATACGGTGAAGGACGATAAAACCAATCGTGACAAGGTCGTTGAAAAGATAGACGGCGGATCAATAAGCGGAATCAACATGCTGTCGAATAGACAAGTTGAATCGTATAAAGAGCTCGTGCTAAAAGTGGGATTTGACCCGTCGAATCGGTCGAATAAAATCATTCCGAATGCGTGCGCTATGATTTATGAAGGCACCATTGATAAGATTTCCGGCGGTTCGGGCGAATACAAACCAATACAGTTTTTGCCTTCAAATCCATATGATGCCAGCGCTGGACTATGTTTAATGAAACTCAATTCAGATGGTGACATGGTGACGGAAGAAGGCGCGGAAGTGTTTGAAGATTTGACGATTGTGGAATTCAAGTATGATAAGCCGGAGAAACGGTGGATTCCGTTGCGCATTCGGTATGACAAGACGGCAGATCTGCGAAAAAACGGTAAAAATTTTGGAAACGATTACAAGACGGCAGACAGCGTTTGGTATTCCATTCACTATCCTGTTACGGAAGACATTATTAAAGGCGTGGACAAAAATATAAATTACGACGAGATGAGCAGTGGAGATGTTTCCGGTTCCGGCTCCATAACCGAAGTGTATTACAAGTCAAATAGTAGCAGTAACGCAGAAAGGTTGACCGAGGGACTGCGCGATTTTCACAACAAGTTTGTAAAGGCGGCGTTAATATACGAAATGAGCAAGGCGGGAGACACGCTGATTGATTTTGCGGTTGGAAAAGCGGGCGATTTGCATAAATGGAAAGAGTCGGGACTGTCATTTGTTTACGGAATCGACATTTCGAGAGATAATATTGAAAATCCGGCAAACGGGGCATGCACGCGATACGTAAATTTTGCGAGAGAAAATGCCGGGAAAATGGATGCCGTCTTTGTGATTGGAAATAGTAGCAGAAATATAAAAGACGGCGCCGCATTTTCGGGTTCAAGTCAACTTACGCGCGAAATATCAAACTCCGTATTTGGAAAGGGCAGTGTGGATTCTTTAAAAAAGTTGGGACTAAACGGAGTAGTGGCGAATTATGGAAAGGGTGAATCCGGCTTTGACATTTCATCGATACAATTCGCAGCGCATTACATGTTTGAAAATGAAGACACGCTGAACGGGTTTTTGAGAAACGTGTGCGAATGCACAAAAGTTGGCGGAGTGTTCATTGGAACCACATTTAACGGAAAGAAAGTGTTTGATTTATTAAAACGAAATGGTGTGAAAAAGAACGAGAGTTTCGTAATGTTCAGGGGCGGGCAATCGGAGTCATCCAAAAAAATAATCGAAATTGTGAAAAAGTATGACGACGACCTGCGATTTCCTCCAGATGAATTCAGTTTGGGATATGAAATCCAGGTGTGGCAGGAATCCATCGGCAACTATATTTCAGAGTACCTGGTAAATTTCGAATACCTTGACGGCATGATGTCAAAATATGGGTTTGAACCGCACCATCTGGACAAGGGCGACATTTTCAGAAAGAGTCGCGCGTCATTTGAAGAGTTGTTTAGAATCATGCGCGAGAATCATGCTTCCAATTCGCTGTATGCAAAAGCGCTTGGAATGTCGAATGAAGAAAAGACGCTGTCCTTCTTGAATGACTACTTCATCTATAAAAAAGTGAGAGATGTGGACTGCGCCAATTTGAGACATGCGGTGGTTGTTTCGAAAACGGAAAAGCAAAAAACGTTTGCCATTCACGACAAGCAAGGACTCAATCATACGCGCCTTGTGGATATTTTGACAGACCATAAATGGAAACAGGTGGATATTAAAACGCCGAATGCCGATTTTGCGTGGGTGGGTGCGACTGTTGGCGGCGATTTTCTGCGGTATGAAGAAAGTATTTATGAAATCAAAACCACGCTAAAAAATCTACTGAAAGGAAATGGCGTGAAAGGGTTTAGCGCGTCTGATCCCGATTATCCGTATACAAAGAATGTCATTACAGACAAGGCGCAGCTTTATATGGAGATGAGTAAAAAGTGCCCCGAAATTTGCAAAAAATACATGGCAGAATCGTGGTTTTTAAGCGACGAGAAACGTGTGGCGGAATATAGCGAAGCGGACGATGGAATCCTCATTATTAAACCGCTCGGAGTTGGTGCGGGCGGAGGCGAGGGCATCGTATACGTGACAAATAAAGAAGAGCTGGCAGAATTTACAAATGCTGTCAAGCGACGAAAACAGTCGAAAGATAAAGGGACAAAGGACTATTTAGTTTCAAAATATATTCGAAACCCGATGTTGATTGAAGGAAAAAAGTTCCACTTGCGCATGTATTTTATGGTTTGCATGAGACCGAATCACAAGTCGGACTGGTTTTTGTTTGAAGAGGGCAAAATCATTACAGCCGAACTACCGTACAAGGATGCGGATTACATGAATAAAAAAATTCACGACACGCATTTCAAGTCGACCAAAAAGAATCGACTGTTTCCGGAATCGAGGGAGCTGGGAATAAGCGACAAGGAGGCAAAAAACATCATGCAACAAATGCGCGAAGTGTTGCGGTGCGCGTACGACGTGTATAAACCACATATTGCGACCACGCGCGAATCGAAATACGGGTTTGAAGTGTTTGGATGCGATTTCATGGTTACGAGTGATGTCGGCGTAAAATTGTTGGAAATTAACGCGCGACACGATTACGGTGTAAACGACGTGAAGAAGGAAGCGCCTGAAGTGTACGAACGTTTTTGCAGTGATTTCTGGGATTGGATATATAAGCATGCAATTGAACCGGTATTTACCATTGATTTCGAAGGAGAAGAAAAATATGATTCAGAGCATGATCGGGTTGTATCGATTATTGAAAAAGGATTTCCGTTTGTTTCACGATTTTGGACGAAGGATGATGCGCAGTCGGCATTTGATCTTATTAAAAGCAAAATTGCGGATGCATCGATTGCGACGCTTAGAAAAGAGAACTACATACAAAATACGCCGTATGATATATTAACAGGGAATAAGGAAACAGAAGAAGTGAATAAATTTATCAGACAATATATTGGTGCAAATGATAATTTGAAATTGAATTTGTCAAAAGATAAAAATGGTAAACGTACAAGTTATCTCATGTTACAGTTTGATAAAAGCAAGGGTGAATTCGTTTCTATCAAGTCGCCGGACGAGGTCGTATTAGATAAAGATTACTTGCTCGTGGACTACTTCACGGAACCTTCAAAAATTATGGTGCGTATAGCCAAAGGTGAGCCGTCACTGGAAGAACATTTTACGAAAGGAACGCTCATAGAAAAGGCGGTGCGCGCCTTACGACGCAAGTCGCTGGAAATAACGGATGAAAATCTGCACGATATAATTGTGAGTCAATCGGAAGGGGCGGATCGTAGAGAACAGGCGTTTAATATGAAGATGTCAAAAATCGACGGAAAAGAAAAGAGGGTGTACTTGGCGAGTGCAGAAAATATGTTTGTTTATGTTATGATTTGGAAGCTGTTGTTTCCGTTGCTGGAAGATTTATCAAGTTTGAAGATACTGGATGGGGCGGGAGGATACGGCAGTCGTTTGATGGCGGCAATTATGCTGAATGCAACGTATGTTGGAGTGGAGCCGAATCCGCTTTCAACTCCCGGGTTTCAAAAAATGATTGAAATGTTCGGTTCACCCGAAAAACAGAAAATGTTGGAAGACGGTCTTCCGAATGCAGTTGGGGTTGATAAATTGCCGCCAGGGTGGGCCGATGTTGTCATGTTTAGCCCTCCGATGTGGGGGAAAGAAGTGTACAATGATGAAACGGTAGAGAAGCAATCCACCAACATGTTTAATAATGAAAAGATGTGGCTCAGCGAATTCTTGTATGCATCGATTGAAGTGTTGTGGAGTCGACTTCGTGTTGGCGGGTACATTGTGTTTCAAAGCGTTCGCTACGACTACATTGGCGAATACATGATGAGAGAACATTTTACGAAAGGAAAAGATGGTGAATTTAGAGGAATTATATCACGCGTCACAAGCTCGGGGAGATACAAACCGAATTGGGTGTGGCAAAAAGTAGACCCCTCAAGTACAAGAGAATTAGAAATGAAACGTGACGAAAAAGTTAAAGAAGAGAAAGAAGTTGAAGAAGTTGGCGAAAAAGAAGTTGGAGAAGAAGAACCTGCGAGAGAAGCGACGGTGACAGATTCAACACAAGATAAGCCAAATCCTCCCAAAAAAAAAGTTATATTCGTAAAAAGAAAAACGTTGAAAAAAACATCTTCTCCGGATTCTCCTCTTAAAAATCAATAAAAAAAATAAAATACGATGTAAAAGAATATAAACAGTATAATTAATATAATTTAATTTAAAATAATAAAAATTGAATTAAATTAAATACAAAATTATAAATTATGAGTATTTTTTTATTACCCAAGATTCTAGATAATAATATTGGAGACAATGATGGCCATGATATTTGTTTTAAAATGATAAAAAATGTTCCGAGTGTAATAGTTTCACATTCATTATATGACTCACTTTGCCAAACTAAAATTAAAATAGAAAAAAATGATTTTGGTTGGGACAATTATAAGAAAATAACAAACCCCTTTGAATTTATTCATACCATAATTCCAGGTTATAAAACGCAGGTAAGTAAATTAACACCACTTTCAAGGTCTTTTTATAAAATGATTGAAATGTCCACTATTTTTAATTTGTGTAATAATAATACAGACACAAATAAGTATGATAATGAAATAAAGTTTCAGAATTTATTAAATGATTATGTTCATAATTTATCAAACAATGTACGCCACATGAATGATTTTGAATGGTATTTTAACGACAGTTACTATTCTGATATTTGTGGAAATGGAAATCCAAATGAAAATAATATAAATAGAGGAGATGTAAATTCATTTAATAGTGGTAATAGTAGTATGAATAGTAGTAGTATGTTTAAAAATAAAAATACGGTATATGAAAAAAAAGAGAAAACAACAATTTTTAAAAATCCTCTTGAGTGCAATGAATGTAAAAATGAAAATGTACAAAATGAAAATGTACAAAATGAAAATGTACAAAATGAAAATGTACAAAATGAAAATGTACAGATATCATATAATAATTCAGAATTAAAAGATAATTCGGGTTCAGAATTAAAAGATAATTTGGAAAATAAATTTAAATCTTTCCATTTGGCAGAAGGTCCGGGTGGGTTTATCGAAGCTGTTGCGCACATTAGAAAAAATAAAAAAGATGAATATTACGGTATGACGTTAGTAAATAACGACACAAAGTGTCCTGGATGGAGAAACAGTAAAAAATTTCTGGAAGATAACCCAAATGTAATTATCGAAAAAGGTGTTGATAAAACAGGAAATTTATTATCACGTGATAATTTTATTCATTGTTATGATAAGTATAAAAATAGTATGGATCTTGTTACAGGAGATGGTGGAATCGATTTTTCTGAAGATTTTAATAATCAAGAATATAGTGCAACAAAGTTAATTATTGCTCAAGTAGTGTACGCACTGACATTACAATCGAATGATGGAAATTTCGTATTAAAAGTATTTGATACATTTTCAAATGCCATTATTGACGTTTTATATTTACTTTCTTCGTTATATAAAAGTGTATACATCATGAAACCGCAAACAAGTAGAAATGCAAATTCTGAAAGATATATTATATGTAAAGGATATAATTTGAATGAAAATAAAGAAAGGATTGATTATATTATAGAAAAAATATATGATAATTTTGATAATTTAAATTCAAGTTTATATATTGAAACAATTTTTAACTTTAAAAACAATCGAACTTTTATTTCTAAAATAGAAGAAATTAACATAATTATTGGAAAAAAACAAATCGACAATATTCTTACTACATTAAATATAATGATGAATAAAAAGTTCGATAAGATGGACTATTATAAAAAAAAACATATACAAAAATGTATAAGGTGGTGTGAAATATTTGATATAAATTTCAATAAAAATCTAAAAAGTACAAATATTTTCTTATCATCTACAATTGAAAAATAAAAAATAAAATAAATACTACAAGTGGAGAGAAAATCCAAATAAGATGGTTAGCAGTTTACTGATAAATATTTGAATGATAACGAATGATAATTATTTTTTTAGATATTTTTATAATAAAAATAATTATTTAATAGTAAAACAAAACAATACCTGATAAAATTATTTATTCAATTTATTAATTTAATTCATTATAATATAATTTGATTTTTTGTTAAAAGACAACTTAAAAATAATACTATGAATATAATTAGCATGCAAACAACCCTTCAACTTTTATACAAAACAATTAGTGGGAGTAAGAAAAAAGAGCGATTTGAGACAATTCTTGAACCATTACAGGCGTTAATTCAAATTGCACTTTTATCATACTATCCGATTGGATCAAAAATAACAATACAGAATAATATCTTATACATTCAATCACCATCTTACAGTCAATCTGTAACACGATGGTATAATAATGATACACAAGAAGATTTATTTTATTTATTTAATATTTTTTCTAGATTTAAAAAATTTTACATGGATATAAAAGTAGAGAATGCAAAATTATTCGAATTACTCATAACTCTGGCTAAACATGGAATAAATAATTTGATTCGAACATATAATCAAACCGATAAAACACATGTTTTGCACACGCTTCAAATGTATAAAAATATGTTGGACGGTACGGTTCATAGTTATAACCACCATGTCATAGCAAGTCCTGTTAGCATGCTTACGGAATTGAATCATTCGTCATCGTCATCGTCATCGTCTCTATCAAACACGAATATACACGGAGACGTACAGTTGCATATACGTTCGGACAATCGTGTGAATACTCATGACAATAAATGTAATAAAAATAAAAATGGTTTTCATGATAAGAAAAATAAAATTCCTAGAACTGATAACGATAATAATGATAATGTCTCTCTAGAATCGACTGATAATGAAAAACTATTAAATAAGAAAGAATTAAATACCGTGCCCATGTCTTCATTTACATCATCTGCGGCGTCTCCAGAAATTGATATGGATGCAATATTTATTAAAATTTCAGATTTATACACACATGAAATGTTTGAAATTATTTATAATGCATTTATTGAAATGGGGCGCGATGATACAAACTATATGGATTATGCAAACGGATTAAACATGATGTTGCATCCGATCAATATTCGAATTAAAAAATGGATTGATGAAAATATCGTATTTTAATATTGTAATTTCACTAGTAATTGTTCTAGTTTTTCATTTGTCCATTTTTTTCATTCATCGATTTTTTTTATCTTACTTTTAAGTTCATCTAATACACTATTCATTTGAAAATTGCCATTTACTTTCATTTTATTTAGGGGAGGAAGCGGGAGTGGAGGGGGAGGAGGCGGCGGATATGCATTCGAAACGTGTTCTTCATTTTTTATGCATTTGCTGCTGGAATTATTATTACTATTATTAATATTATTCAATGACAATGATGAACCACATAAAACATTTTTATAAATATTATTCTCAATTTCTAATTTATTTTTTTTCATTTTTACGGATTGTATTTTCTTTGATTGGTTTCGAATCATTTCATTTGCTACTTCCAGCTTCATTTTTAAAACGGTATTTTCTGATCGCAGCTCATAACATGCTTTTTCTTGGGTCCTAAAAAGTATTTTAAATTCTTCCACATTGTTTGTTATGGATGCAGTGTCTGAAATACTATTATTATTATCATTGTTATTATCATTGTTATTATCATTGTTATTTTTATTTTCGCGCTGTTGTTCTTGTTGGTATTCTTGGTCTTGGTGTTCAACCAACCTTTTGAATCTGAAAAATGAAGGATACATGCAACACCACATAAATTATTATAGTAAATAAATAATAAATGCGTATACCTTTATTATTTATTAATTTTATTTATTTATAAAATAAAATATCAAAGCATTATTTAATTTATAATTTTCTAGTAGCCCAAAATGGAAAGTTATGACCATGAATATCCCATTCAGGATAAAAATATGTTTCATCATCAATAACTTCTGATCCTATTTTTTTCCTTAAAATAGAAAATATACTTTGATCGTGTCTATTTTCTATAAAAGATGAATCATTTATGCTATTGCTTGGTGAGTCATCAATAAGGTTATATTTACAGCAACCATTATACCATTCTTTAATTAAATTTATTGTATGATTACATTTTTTTAAAATAAATATGCCTGCCAAAAGTTGTTTTGTTTCCAATAAATCATGTGCGTCATAATAATTTATAATATCCATTTTACACCATTTTTTTTCGAAAAAATCCAAATTAAAAGACAATATACCAAATTTACTCTTATTTACAATATCAAAATATTCCAATAATCTTTTTCTACCATTTAGATTGATAGTAAATCCTGCATCCACATAAACTAAAATATCATTATCGTTCATTTCTTTCATCGTATTTTTTGTTAAATACGACTTCCATAACCAATAACCGTACCCTCTTTTATTTTCTGTTATAAAAGTTTCATGTTTATTCCAAAATTTTGTATCATTTATTAAATTTTTTTCAGTATATCCAATTATTTTATCAAACATTTTTATTTGTTCTGCTTCAGAACATACTCTGTCTACTGCACTATGATGATTTTCACACGGACCTCCAAATGTAATAAAATGAATTTTTTGCGTATTATTATGACTACTATCACCACTATCACCACTATCACAACTATTACAACTATCACAACTATCACAACTATCACCACTATCACCACTATCACCACTATCACCACTATCACCACTATCACCTAATCTATTATAATGTCGTTTATCGTAGGTTTCTTTAATTCCAGATATCATTTCAGTATAACCATTATTGCATATAAACTCAGTTTTTCCATCATAGTTACAAATTGCACAGTTTATATTTTTATCATTTGGTCTATTTATAAGTAATTTATCATAAACACTCTTCATTGGTTCGATGTTTATTCCATTCCATTTATTATTTTTATGAAAATATAGTGTGTTATTTATTTTTACTCCATCGTGAGCACCAACATCAACGTATATTCCAGATTTATACCCTTTAAATACATTATTCTCCAAAAAATAATCTTGTTTGTCTTGTGAATAATATACGGCATTACTGTTATTACTATCATTACTATGACTAAATTCTTGTAATGTTGCATGATCTCGTTTTGATTCTATTATATTTTTAAGAGTTGGAAAGAATCCAAGTTTTGTAAGAATTTTTTGTTTTTCAGCACGAATAAATGGCAACCTTTGTGACCACCAATCTTCTTCTATTGCTTTTTTTATAATGCATTTGCTTCGTTCCATATCATTTAAATCTAGTGCCACATACGCTCTTGAATCAATGTATTCGGATAAGTTAGGACATCCCCAATAAAAACATAAACATTCACAAATAATCGGTTCCCATATTTTTTCAGTTGCATAATCCCATTGTTCACTATTTTCACACATAAAGTAATATTTGTATTGAGTAAGTATATTACTTGTGTTATCATTTGGAACAATTCCTTTATAAGAACGAAAATTATGGTAATTTTCTTTCCCAAATACATCTATAATATTGTCATATTCTCCATTTTCTAAAACATGAATAAATTCAATGCGTTTTTTTTGACCAATAAAATATTTTTTATGACTCAATATACAAGCAACTTTATTATAAATTTTGTTTGTATCATTTTTATTTATAAACCGCCACTGGACAGGATTCAGTTTATTATGAACATACAAGAAATCATTTGGATTAGGATGTCTCCATTTACCCCATGTTTCTTTCATAACATCAGGTTCCATTGAAAATACAAACGTTTTTTTAGGATCATAATATGTAGAATCATCTTTTGGCATGTTTATGATTACATAATAGTCAATATCAGAATCTTTATCCGTAATTTGTATATTTTCAAAAACATCTAAATTGTTTGGAATCATGAGTTTAAACTCGTCTATTAATTTCTTACTAGTATCCCAAAAATTCCCTATAAATTTAACACGTATAATTGGTTTACTATTCAAAAAATGTGCAGAATAATAGTTTTTTTTAATATAAATTCCATCATTACTACTAAAATAATGTGATGGTTTTAACTCTCCAACGTCTTTCTTAAAAAATCCTAATGTATTCACTGCAACACAATGATGATTATTCAATGCTTCATTCAAAAGTTGCATTATATTTTCTCTCTTTTTATAATATAAATCATTTCCTATTATATCACGACCAACTATAAATTCGAATTTATCTAATAAGCATTTACAATTTATTTTTTGTAACCCTAATTGATATCCTTTATAAATTACTATAATTTCATCTTTATATTTATCTATGAATGCATCCATTGTATCTTTTATTTTATTTCCATTTCCACCTAAATAATCGTCCATATACATAATCCCATTGTTACGTAGTATTTTAAAAGCATTTTCCATATCACTTTTAATATCTTCTATTTCATGACTACCATCTATGTAAATAAAGTTATATGTTTTACTATTATTTGTAAAAAAGTGATTAGATAATATTTTATGAATGCGTACTTTATCAAAATGTTTACTTTGTTGTATGTTATGATCAAAATGTTCTTCTACATTATGATTAGTCAATAATTCTGTATGGTCATTAACAAAATCTACATGTCCACTCAAGAACGGATCTACACAATCCAATGATGAACCGTTGCAACTTAAAAATTCGTTTGAAAAGTAAAGAGACGCCTGACCTTCATAACACCCAATTTCCAAAATATTATTTACTTCTTGTTTATTTAAATATGTATGAATATTTCTTTTTAATTCACTTGTATGAAACCAATTATTAGTATATATTTCATTTGTCACTAAATTTGCATCAATATTTCTTCCATTTTCATTCACATTCTCATGGTTTAAATGAAATAATATTTCTTTTGTCCTATCAATATCCGTTTTTAATAAACATTCTTCCTTCATTAGATCAAAACCACCTTGGTACATTGGATGAGGAAAACTATCCATCATATTAATTAATTTATTTTTTTCTAATCCTAATAGCCACATGTCTAATGGTTCATTCATGAAATCTTCAGGTAAATCATTTATTATAGAGCACAGTTTATTGGCGCCTGACGGACTAATGATGTATCCAGCTGTAGTCCTGTATAATGGCGTATGAAATAAATTATTAAAACTTTCTATATAGTTTCTTTTATAAAATGTAGAACCGACATGTTCAAATACAACATTCTTTTGTTGATCTAATAGTTGATGCGAATCCATATATGGTTTAGAGTTGAAATCATATCGTGGCGTCCATTGTCCAGCAACGTATAAAATATCCCAGCTATTTGTTGCATTTAAATCATTCAAGTTATCAAATACTGATTTCAATTGTGTAAACGTTTCTTCATGAACCATTATATCATCTTCAAGAATCAAAGTAGGTTTTTTAATTTTTTGCCATATATCATAATGACTCAATTTACATCCAATCTCTCCACGAATAATCGACTTGTTGTCTATTTGTTTTAGTAAAAATAAAAACCGACTATAAGAAGATAAATTATTTCCGTCAACAGCAGAATATCTCTCAAAATTAATTTGTAGTTTATCCATACAATAATCAAAACGATCTTGTCTGTTATCTAGGTTAATTAAATAACAAGGGAAAATTTCTTTATTATCATTTTTATCATTCATGACAATATCAGCGCCACTATTCACACAATCGCCATTAATAAATTGTTCCTCATTGTTCAGCTCATATGCATTCTTTTTACTCTCTCGAGATTCGGATGTAAGTTTTCCAATGTGAATGCTGCTCACATCGTTGAAATACGCAGACGTGTATCCCGCCGAATGAAAATACTTGTCTGCATAATCTCTCTCGAAAAACGTATTCGGAGAATCAAAATTACCCAGCGAAAGAACGGTGCTCGTTCGAATGACCGACGGCCTAAAACTAAAATGAGGCCAGTATGCGCAATTTGACCCACACAAGTTTGCTTCATCTTTTATATGAAGTTTAATGTTACTATCTTCGTCCACCAGTTTTCCGCCGACGAGGTTAAAGCCGTTTATCACTTCAGCGTAATTCTTATTGAACAGTATTTGATGAATTCCGTCGGATTCATATCTCTCAAGAAATGAAATGGAATCTGTAACGTAACTGCGTTTATTAATAAACAACCAGTCGTCTTCAAGGTGTAAATAAAATTTTGGCTTTAGTTCGTTCAACTTGTTCCAAATAATATTCATACTTTGTCTGTGCCCTTTCTCTCCAGAATTTTTAAAATAAAAGTTGAAAAACGGATACATTTTCATCATTTGTTCTCTGTCTTCATCGGAAGAGTTGTCATCCACACAAAAGAAATACGTAATTTTATTAACGTCACTACAATTATTCAGAAACGAATTGATTGTTTTTTTAAACAAGTCGAATCTTTTACACGACGTTATTGTGAGAACAATATCGTGTTTGACATCATCCGTTTCTTTATCCAGATTTGTCGTCAAAGAAAGAATCTTACATGAATCATAATGCGTCAAAATGGGTGCAAATTTATCTTTCATTTTGTCGGTAATATCAACAATGTGTTTTTTTAAACTTCCAGTTTCCAAGTAAATTTGTTTTACGAATGCAAGGTAATCATAAAAAAATGGTAGATTTTCAGAATCGATAAAATTGAGATAAAACTGAAGATTTGAAACAATATTTTCTTTTAATGAACTACTCAGTGCATTCGCATATTTAAAAAGGGTATGAAACGACGGAATGACAAGTTCGTGTTGATTTACGTAACAAGCAATGATTGTAAATTCATAATCAAGTAAATATTTATAAATATATTCTGTAACAAAAAGTTTATTAAGAAGGTTGCGCGTCTTATTCTTTTCAATCCAGTTGTAATAATGAAGTGCCAGCTGAAAATTTCCTTTTTCACGACAATGTTTAATAATGTAATAAATTCCTTCGCATCTCTCTGGATCTGCGTCAAAAGATAAAGCCCAATAATAAAAAGCGGATTCTATATTGTTCATTTCCGCATAGAGTTGTCCGATTGTAATGTACGAATAATACACTTCTTGATTCCATCCGCCGTGACTGATTCTTTTTTTATACCATTCGATTGCTTTTGCAGCATTCCCGGCATCTTTATAACTTTGAGCGCAATAAAATGAATATCGCACCATAATATCATCTTTTAGTTTCGCCGCTTCATCGTACGCCTTTTCTAGAATTAGCGCATCGTCTCGATATTTATTTGGGTTATTGCTTCTTGCGCCGGATTTACCCGAAATAAGATGATAATTTCCTTCGATGTTTTCATATTTACAGCTATAGTTTTCATTCGTGCAAATAATGTATTCATGCAATACGCCCATAAATTTCCAACGCAGCGCATTATTCACGAGTAAAAGTCGAACATATGAAAAATTATCGCCAAATTTAAGGTGATATCCGTCCAGGTTCAACTCTTTTGGTAAGACAAAATCTCCAACAATTCGATCGTCCGCATCAAATATCAACAAGTAATCTGTTTTATTAAATGCTTTTGATAATGCATCGCTTCTGTTAAAACCAAAATTTTTCCACTCAGTTTCATGCAGTTCTCCTTTTATATTTTTACTTTCAAAAAAATCACGGATAATTTGTTTTGTATCATCGGTCGAACCCGTATCAACGATGACCCAGTAATCAAAATGGACGTAATTACAAAGATTTTCAAGTGTTGAAGCAATAATGTGAGCTTCATTTTTTACAATCATATTCAGACAAATTGTTTTATTATTGTGCATTTTTTATACCATTAAATAAATAACAAAACTATATTTAAATAATTTTTATTATAAATATATAATAAAATAAATATATAATAAAAATATATTAACTTGAATCACTTTAATCATTACATTTGGAATCAAGCAACGCGGAACGACCGCTGTATCCATACATTTCTTTCAAAGTATTAAAATTTTTAATGTTTTTTTTAACCAATTTATAACTCCATGTTACACCCATAAAATATAATGCGACAATCACAAATTGAGTGGTCGAATGAAACTGAAAATATTGTGCCTTATTATCATGTGTATATAACGAAAACTTAATAACTCTATAATAAGAATACCATAACAGTTGAAAAAATTCGGACATAATGTTCAAGTGCAAATAATTTCCATATTCTTTATGTAAATGATATGAAACGTAGAGCATAATATTTGATGTTTCAAGAATATTGTATCCATATAATATTTGTTCTTTACTTTCTCCCGTTAATGATAATTTCAATAAATAAATAGTTATCAAGTGGTGGATAATAAATGGAAAGCGTTTCTTGAATTCATTTTTTGACTTTAAAATACATGTAAAAATGTATTTTAGATCATACGTATAATATCCAATGCTCATGTGCACCGCATAATCCAAATTATAATCGTAGTTGTGATGAGCCATAAATAATAGACAATGAATCAAACTAACAATGTTAATAGATATTATTTCTTGTTTATATTTTGATATTTCATTTGTAATGGTGTTCCAAAAACAAATGAGAGGAATAATGTAGCCAATGTTAAACATTTTATTATACGACTGTAATTAATGAACTATTAATATATAACTAATAATATTTAAGTAGTGATTTTTTATATTAAAAAATTATGGATAAATTATCCGATAAATTATATATAAGTAAATAAATAATAAAATAACAAACTAATAAAATAACAAACTAATAAAATAACAAACTAATAAAATAACAAACTAATAAAATAACAAACTAATAAAATATAAATGGCAACAGACCCAAATGGAAATGCTTGCAAAACAAGCTGCTGTGTGTTCAATTATTATACACAAACCGTATATAATCCAAATCCAACACGCCTATGGTCACGATTTGGTTACGTGTGTCCATGTCCTCCTGGACAACCGTCATGTTCTACCAACTTTATAAAACTTGATGAGCGAAGAAAAGCTGAAATTTTAAAATATAAAGCGAATAGCAGCAACATTACAAAAAAACAACAGTATGCAAATGCCGCAAGCAATCGTTGGCTGACAGGTAGAAAGCGATGCTGGGCGACACAAACCGACACGTACACGAATCCGAATACAAGCGCACTGAAAAGAAGTGGAGACGTTCTTGAATGCAATAATAATAACGTCGGGTGCACGTTAACGAGTAGCGCCGACGTTCCTGGAAAAATTCAAACCCTTTGTTACGATCCGACAGTTCCGCTGTATAATTATAAAGTGACAAGAACGTACAAGTCCGGCGGAACAAAGTGGCCCCAGTATTATGGACCGGAACCACCTCAACCTCAACCGTTTCAAAAATAAAATGTAAATTAGTTTAAAAAACAAGTATAAATTATTTTTACATTTTATAAAAATGGGAAATAACATATCTTTAGAAGAAAATGAAAATGAACATGAAAATGAAGATCAAGGTATTCAGAGTCGGAGTAGTGAGACCGAAATGAAAGCGGTTTCCCCCGGAGAGAATTCAAATAATGAGATTCAATCGACATCGACTACCGTAAAAAAATTGAAAAGGGTTCCAAGCGATGCTGTAAAAAAACGAAAGGCAACCTCTAAAAATTGTAACGGGACTGCATATAAAAAAACAAAAAGTAATAGACGGCGTTAATATTTAGTATATAATTTTTTTTGTAAAATTAATTATGTTATATAGTTGTATAGTTGTATATTAACATTATAATAACATAGTTAATTATTTTTACAAAAAAAAATGTCGATAAAATCGAAATCAAAATCAAGAAGTATGGTAATGAAATCAACTATCGATAATTTAACTGTAATTGGAAGTAGCATAATACAAATTCAAAATCAACAAAGAGTTCCATCAAATGATGAAATTGGACCAAACGCAAATCTTTCTAACGCAAATCTTTCCGGTAGAAATCTTACAGGTGCAAATCTTACAGGTGCAAATCTTACAGGTGCAACTCTTGTAGGAACGATTTTTACAAATTCAAATCTTTATGGTGCAAAACTTATAAAAGCAAATTGTTCAGGTGCATTTTTTGTAAACGCTATTCTTACAAGTGCTGATCTTACAAATGCAAATCTTACAAATACGAATTTTTATAATGCAAATCTTAGTAATGCGACTCTTACAGGTTCAAATATTGAAAATGCAAACACACTTACATATGCAAATCTTAGTTATGCTATTGGTTGTAGTAACAGAAATTTTAGGCATATTATATTTTTTTCTGTAAATTTTTCAAATGTAGATCTTACAGGAACAGATTTTACAGGTTCAAAACTTTCAGGAACAAATTTTACAAATGCAAATCTAACAAATGCGATTTTTTGTCGTGTATATGGCGAAACTGCAATTACACTTACAGGCGCAAAATTTACAGGTGCAATCTTTATAGAAATGGTTAATTTCACCTCATTAATTGGTTCTACAAGTGAAAATGATATAACTAACGATGGGGGCATCACTCGAAGAGTAACACCAAATGATTCAGAAATTAAAGCAGGAGGTGACATGAAGTTTAAAGATCTGAAAAATAAAAATCTTACAGGTTTTGATCTTACAGGTGCTGATCTTAGAGGCGCGGATCTTACAAATGCAATTTTTACAAATGCAAATCTTACAAATGCAAATCTTACAAATGCAAATCTTACAAATGCAAATCTTACAAATGCAAATCTTACAGGCGCTAATCTTCGTGAGGCAGACCTTATAAATGTACAAGGCACCGGAGCGAATTTTACTAATGCGATTCTAATCGAAGCGAATCTGTTTGGTTCAAAATTTAAAAATGCAAAGTTTATCAGAGCGGATATGTCAAGTAATGAACGTAAAGACATGATTACTAGGTATGTAATATATACCACTCTTTCAAAAGTAGATTTTACAGAGACAGATTTCACTGGTGCGAATCTCCGTCGTGCTAATTTTTATTCACGCCGCGGTGTGTTTTATAACTATGTTACACAATATTATGAAGAAAGTAATTATACAGGACAAACTATAGCTTACAAAGCGAATTTTTCAAATGCGAATCTTGAAAGTGCAAACATGGAACTAGTATCAGCTTCCAGATCGAAATTTGATAACGCAAACCTTAATGGTGTAGGATTTTATAAGGCACGATTAAACGAAGCAACCTTCATAAATGCAGATATGACAGATGTATCGTTACCTGGTGCATTACTTTATCGCGCGAATTTAACAGGTGCAAAACTTGGTGGTGTTATAACAACTGATCCAGAAACAGGATTTTATCTGTATCAAAACGGGATTAGTAACGCGGCCATATGTCCTGATGGTCGTACAAGTGATGTTTTTATAAACTGTGGTATTTTTTAGTAAAATAATTCGACTTCTAAAATTAATAATAATAATATAATTATAGAAAATATATTATTGTTTCCAAGACGACATGACATTTATAATTTCCAAAAGTATAAAGTATATAAAGTGTATAAAGTACAAATAAATATGTAATTACTTATCTTCAATACGAAAACTAACTTTTTCATCGTACCAGTTACCCGACAAATACGGCGGCATATTATTTTTCAAATCTGACGTGTTGATAGTGGTATTCGGTCCGCTTGAAACAATCGAATTGATTTCGGATGTTCCAATCGATGAATTGTAATATTTCAAGTCGGATATGTAGCCATTAAAACCACCATTTTGGCAAATGAACACGTCGTCATAATTTTGATTGGGAACGCCGTCCGTAAACATTTTTCTTTCTGTCAAACGCCCGTTAATGTAGACATCCAATTTGTTGTTTGTGACTCGAATGACAACATTAAACCACTTGTTAATCGGCATGTTGTCAATTACAATTGGAGCATTTGTATCTGTATTGCACCCCGGAACAGTTGTAGAGTCCATTACTATATTAAGTGTATTGGCACCGCTCAAATAAAGACCGGGCGCGTTGCTAGAAAAAGATTTATTATAACACGCGCCTAAAGAATCGGCACTAAACATACCTTTGCTAAAAATGTGCGACCGATTTGTAGAAGACGCTGTAACCGGTTTAAGAAATATCCATATCGACCACGTGAACTCCATTCCTTCTGATTCATTGACAGATCGAATGATTGGCATCGACGCTTGTGAAGACGGGTCTTGGCTAATTACCATCGGCATCGTCGCATCCGCGATTCCGCTCACCAGTGTCATATTCTGACTGGGGGCTAGCAACCACGACAAGAGAGAAATGCAAATGCGTAAAAGAATAAAAAATAGAATAATTACAAGTAACAAAAATGCAGTTTTTGCAATAAGCGTATTCGATTCCAGAAAATCTTTCGTTCCAGATACGTCAGACGACGAGCCAAAAGAAGATGTAAATCGGGAAAAATAAGACGACTGCGGACCCGATGATGACGACGACGCATTTGAATCGTAACCGCTATTAGATGGTGATGATGAAAAATAAGACGGAAAACTAGAAGAAGACATTTTTATTTTTATCTATAAATTAATAATTATATTGGGACTACTATTTTTTTTCTTACTTAATTAATATATACCTAGAATATATTATATAAATTTATAATTATTATAATATATTTTTACCAATTTTTACCAATTTTTACCACGTTTACTTTTTATTCCTAAATAATTATTCATCATGAAATGAAATTGGTTAACGTTTTCTTGTAAAATTCTTTGTTTGCACCGATAAAGGAGAAAATGTGGTCCACGGTTGTGAAATCCTGTCATGCAAATATGGTTTTAATGGTTCCCATTGCAAGTTTTGTTCGCAAAAATCGTCCTTATAAAATGGCGTGCCGCACGACGACCCCCAAATACCCATGAATTTCAATTCACGCGCCAAGTCGCTGGTAATGACTTTACCGTCTACAGCTCCTCGCGGCGCATACGGTTTGGGACGATCGGCCTGCGACATGAATGCACGGTCATCCAACTCATAATGCGAGCACACCGTGCGCGAACACAGATTTATTTTATTCAAATACACATCATAATGGTCCGCTATAATTTGCTTCGCCACATGTTCGTCAATTGCACCCTTGTGTTCGCGCATGAGTTGTTCTAGGCGAACGCGGCGCGCGCCCTGGTGTCGTCGAATGTCGTCATATCCGCTGTTCACACTTTCCAGGTTTCGTATGCGCGGATCGTATGCGGCATTAAATCCGATAAAATAGCCATTTTTTGTTCTCTCGACCGGCGCATATTTGAGCCCAAGTTCAATCCTCATAATTTCATTCGTGTTGGTATCGCCAAAATACCACGTGGACGCATAATCGCCGGAATTGTTTCTTGTTAAGCTGGCCACATAGTCATCCAGCGTGTTTCCATATTGCATGGCGTGTCGAATTCGGCAACAAATCGGATCCCTGTTTTCATACGCGTTGAATCCGCCGAGAGTTGTCTCGGTCCCAAAAATGCCGCTACTCGATGTGAAAAAATCAGTGCCGCTAAATATATAGCCCGGAGCGCCTTGAAACATCATGCGATGACCGCTTGACGGCACAACTGTTATAATGATATTAAAGTACTGACCGTCGATGAAATTATCAAACGTGTTGTGAGCGCAAACAATCTTTCCGTCCTTTGTATAAGAACCGACCGCAATAAACGAAGAACAGCGATCGTCGGCGCCTTTGCCTTTCCATTCAGACCTCATTCTCGTGACTTTAGCTTCATCACTACCGCCACCCCCTTCCCCGCTTATTTTTGAAAGTTGAGAAGACCCGTATGACCACGTTTTTAGCCCTTCCATATGAATATCCAACAACTTTTCGTACTTTTCATTGAGCGCTTTGTCGTTTCGAGCTTCCAACACTTGCGACAAAGATGCATACAAGTAATCCAAACTAACAAAACAGTTCCACATCACGACGAAATCGATGGACTGACCCGACCCTTTTGCAATACCCTCCATTTCTTCATACAGTTCTGGAAAATTCGTTTTGATTTGCGGTTTAAAAAAATCATTTGATATTTCAATAAACGTTTCAAGGGGTCGCCCATAATCTTCGTATAAACTGTATTTCAACATGGCGCGAACTTCCTCCAATTCTTTTTTAAGAAGTTGACCGTGGGCGTATCCGCGAGAATAAGGCGCGCCTTTGATTGTAATACATTTCCACCCATTTATTTCCGTTTTTACTCCATTTTTTAGTATTTTTTTCACGCTACTACTATATTTATTTTTTACCGATTTCTTTATGGATTTAAGATTCAATAATTTCCTTATTTTTTTATTTTTTTTATTGTTCATATTGTTCATATTGTTCATATTGTTCATATTGTTCATATTGAACTAAATCTAAATATATGTTCCTTATATTAATGATATAAAAAATAAAAATGTAACTACATTGAAAAATTATAGTCCAAACTGGCTAAAATCGGACATGACGGGTTGTGGCAAATAAGAGTCGTTTTGTCCGGAGTAGTTTGGAACTTTCTTGCATTCAAATGCCGGTTCCGGACACCTTGCGCACGGCGGACAAGGCGGACATTTCTCTTTCGAACTTGGACACGCCATCACGGTAGGGCACGCCGGACAAACCGGCGGAACCACTTGAGATTTCAAAATGTACAGGTCTTCATCGCCCGGCGGAATTTGAGATTTCGACACGTCACTAGAACTAGAACTAGGCCTAGAGTTAGACATTTTTCCGCCGCTTTTTCCCGCCATTAAAATATTATCATTTTCAACATTTGGATACTTGTTTACATTTCCGTAACTGTTTATGTTGTTGTCATCGTTGTCATTGTTGTCATTGTTTACATTTCCGTAACTGTTTACATTTCCGTAACTGTTTACATTTCCGTAACTGTTTATGTTGTTGTCATTGTTGTCATTGTTGTCACCGTTGTCGTTACTACGATGCGGTCTAATTTTTTTACCTTTTGCAAGTTTTGAATCCGAGTATTCAACGGTTTCTTGGTCTAAATTTCTATACATGTCGTCATAATTTGAAAAGTGTTGGTTCTTGATTTTTGAGTTGTCTTCAGGGTCAGGGTCAGGGTTCATTGTTTGGTCTTGTTCTTGGTTACTGTTTTCATACCCCTCGCGCATGAAACTTCCTAAACACGAAGAACACATTAAAGCCAACATGAGTATAATAAAAATATGAACACCATCCATTTTCATTTTTTTTCACTAGGAGAGTACTTTATTAAATGAATATATATTTATAAATATATATTTATTAGGAAAAAATAATTCGTAATTAAAATATTATATTATTAATTCATTTTTAAAACATTATTAAAATAAAATTGAATTATAATGTGTAAAAGTTATGCGCTATAAAGCGTTACACCGCCAATCGCCGACCATAAATAATGCTTGTTCTATGCTTTGATACAGAGACAACCGGATTACCTGAAGGGCGACACATTTCCATCTATGAAACAGCCAAATGGCCGCACATTGTTCAATTAAGTTTCATGGTATATGACACAGAAAAAAGAGAAGTGGTTCAAGAATATGATGAAATTATAAAAATCGGAAATAGTGTTGAATTAACTCCTAAAAGTGTTGAAATTCACGGAATTACGAGAGAAATGATCGAAAAACACGGAATACCAATTGGCCAAGCACTGTGTGCATTCAAGCGTGCTCTGAATATTTCCGACTGCTCCATTGGACATAATTTGTCATTCGATAAACGGCTGCTCATCGTTGAATCCATTCGAAACAAGGGGTTTGACTTAAATGATGACTCAATCGTTCAACTACATTTCGGAAAAGAGTATTGCACCATGCTGAACTCGGTCGACGTTTGTAAAATAAAAATGCTTCGAAAGGACGGATCAATCTATTACAAGTATCCGACACTGCTGGAGCTACACAAGCATCTATTTGGATTCAAACCTCATAATGCACACAACTCAAAAGTTGATGTCCTCATTTGTCTCCGCTGTTACTGTAAATTGGTATTCGAGTATGACTTGTCAAGAGAAAGTCGCCATTTTCGAAGAATGTTTCGAGAATTTTGCACCATATCGTCATGAAAATAAAAATATATTATATACCAACACCACGTGTGCCATTTATCCGTTTATTCTTTTTCTCTTCTTTTAATAATATTTTTTTTAATTGTGTTAATGAGGAACTTCGTTCGTTATTCAGCGTGTGAAGATGAAATAAATGTTTAACCTCTTTTACCGGATTAATGAATGTATTTTTTACAGAATTCACAGTATACACTCTTGTATTACAAGCATACTTTCCCATTGCCAAATAAAAAATATCTTCATCCAAATAAATACGATAATTTTTAATGCTTGCATTATTTAAAAATCGGTCTTCTATGACACCATTAAATGTAATTGCTTCATGTAAATAACCGTTTTCTAAAAATAAATCGCTAATTGCTCCAGCAATAGATATACCTACCGATATATAATAATATTCATTGGTAGGATATTTTTCTTGGAACTTTATAATATCTTGCAAGTCGTTTCTATATCGTTTTAATTTTCGTAAATCAGTTTTTAAAATTATATTCCGTATTCCGACGCTTACATCCTTAAATGAGGCGGGGTCTGTATCTTGTATACCAACAAGAATAATTTTTGGTGTTTCAATATTTTGATAAAATCGCAATTTATTATATTTTTTTATTAATTTAAATCCTTTTAATTTTGGAGTGTTCCACATTTCACTTACTAATTTTAATAAAAGTTTATACGAAGGAAATGAATCGCTCGGAACATAGGTTTGAATATTCGAATAATTTTCTTTTTTTTTATATAATGCAGAGATTACATTTGTAATCAATCCTTTGTTTGCCTCATTTTTTTCTTTATTTTTCATTATATATATATATAAATTTATATAATTATATAAATTTATAATTTTATGAATTACTAAATTATTATGATGAACACATGGTGCATGTATTTTCTTCTTCATCTTGATAAAAATGAAGATTATCATTATTATTTTCATCATTGTTTTCCGCATTCGTTGACGTTACTGTTGTCGTCGGCTCAATCGTAAACTGCTGCGCTTGATGCTTGGGTTTCCTTCGCAAATAATAAAGCCCCGTTTTTAGCCCTTTTTGCCAAGCATAAAAATGCATCGATGTCAACGACTTGTAATTCGGCTCCTCCATCCACAAATTCAAACTCTGACTCTGGCAAATGAATACCGCTCGATCCGCCGACATGTCAATTACATCCTTCATCGGTATCTCCCAAACCGTTTTATACTTGTTGCGCACATGCTCGCTTAAATGCGTCAAATGTTGCACGCTTCCGCGATTGGCAATAATATTGTTCTTTAGTCGCTCGTTCCAAAGCCCCATTTCAATGAGCTCGCGCATCAAATACTTGTTCATCACTATAAATTCACCCGCCATCGTTCTTCTTGTATAAATATTACTTGTAATCGGTTCAAACGCTTCGTTATTTCCAAGAATTTGTGACGTGCTCGCGGTTGGCATGGGTGCAAGCAGCAACGAGTTTCGAAGTCCGTGCTCAATAACGGATGCTTTTAACGCAGTCCAGTCATAGCGCGTGGTTCCAGGATTGTGTTCCCACATGTCAAACTGTAAAATGCCGTCCGATGCAGGCGACCCTTGAAATGTTTCATACGGCCCGTGCAGCTTCGCAAGTTCCATAGACGACTCCAGCGCCGCGTGATACATGGTTTCGAATATTTGTTTATTTAACTCCTTCGCCTCACGACTAGAAAATGAGCAGTTCATCATCATAAACACATCGGCCAGGCCTTGCACTCCTATTCCAATGGGACGATGGCGCAAGTTGCTTTTTCTTGTTTTCTCAGTAGGATAATAATTAATATCAATAATTCGATTCAAATTATAGGTTACAATTTTCGTTACCGCATGCAGCGCCTCAAAATCATAACAGGGTTCCGAGTCCCCAAGTTTGACAAATTTATTCAAAGCAATGCTTGCCAAGTTGCACACTGCAGTTTCAGTATCATCAGAGTATTGAATGATCTCTGAGCATAAATTTGAACTCTTAATCACTCCCAAATTCTGCTGATTCGATTTTTTATTGCACGCATCTTTATACAATAAATACGGCGTTCCCGTTTCCATTTGACTGTCCAAAATCTTAAACCATAAATCTCTGGCATTTATCTTGCCCTTCTCTCGTTTTTCGCTCTCGTAGTGATGATATAAAGAATCAAAATCGTTTCCGCACATGTCTGACAGACCGGGACACTCGCTCGGAGAAAATAAGCACCATTCTTCATTTGCTTTTACCTTTCTCATGAATAAATCCGGAATCCATAGCGCATAAAACAAGTCGCGCGCTTTCAATTCCTCATCGCCGTGATTCTTTTTCAACTCTAAAAATTCGCAAATGTCCGCGTGCCACGGCTCCAAATAAATTGCAAAACTGCCGTTGCGACGTCCGCCCTGGTCAACATATCGCGCCGTGCTATTAAACACGCGCAACATGGGAACAATTCCGGTCGAAGCACCGTTGGTTCCGGCAATTAAACTGCCCTTGGCTCTAATGTTGTGAATGTGAAGTCCAATTCCACCCGCCCATTTTGATATGTGTGCGCAATCACTCAACGTGTTGAAAATTCCGCTCAAACTGTCCTCCTCCATGGCAATCAAATAACACGAACTGAGTTGGGGGCGCAGCGTTCCCGCATTGAACAGTGTCGGCGTTGCGTGCGTAAAGTATTTTTGGGACATTAGGTCATACGTTTCTTTTACTCGTTTCAGGTCGTCGCCGTGTATGCCTATCGAAACGCGCAACCACATGTGCTGCGGGCGTTCAATTATTTTTCCATTTATTTTCATTAAATACGAGTATTCCAGCGTTTTAAATCCGAAATATTCAATCAAGTAGTCGCGATTATACTGTATCATAGTTTCAAACACTTCTTTATACTCTGCAACGATTTTCATCAATTCATGAGATACCAGGGGTGATTGAACAAACTTGCCATTTTTATTTTCATAAAGCGTTTTTATCACGTTGTAAAACGAATCACTCGTATTTTTATGATTATTGGATGCGGTAATGTAACTGGCAAGAGTTATATAATCAGGATGCAGTGTGGACAAAGTTGCGCATTGTTCCGCAGTTAGCTCGTCAATTTTCGTCGTGGATATTCCGTCATACAATTGGTCAATCACTTTAATGATGAGAGACGAATAATTTATGGAAGTAATGGCTGCCATTTTTCCCAGATTTTTTACGCGATTCAGAATTTTATCAAATGCGATATTTTGAAATGTTCCATCCCTCTTTTTCACGCGCATTTCCTTTTCTTCTTCTACAATTTCTCTTCTAGACATAAGTCCAATATTTGTTTCACTCATTTTAAAACCAGTGATACTATTCTTTGATAACTATTGTTTAAATTTATTTTTACTCAATATTATTAATATTGTTAATATTGAAATAAATTTATAATATTAATAATATAAAAAATCATGTTTAAAAAAAATAATATAAAGTAATGCATTATTCTATTTTATAAT